GCTCTTGTGCCGCCGCCCCGCCCGCTGATAGCGGCCGCGGATCGCGGCGAGATACTCTCGCTTGGTTTGATGACTCATACGTCGTTCCTTCGGTTACCCACAATATGAGTCAACCGCCCTCCCCCCTCCTCCCCCCTCCTTCTTGTCCCGGTAACTTCTAATACGAGTCAATGCGCGTTGCCCTCCGGCCGCGAGAAAAAATGCAATTTGGCTTGCGCTTCGGACCCGTTGCGGCATCTTTTTATAAACCTCAATCGCGGGGTGGAGCAGTCCGGTAGCTCGTCAGGCTCATAACCTGAAGGTCGCTGGTTCAAATCCAGCCCCCGCAACCAATTTGGCCCCTGAAAGCCCAGTGTTTTCAGGGGTCTTTGGCGTACAGCGGCGGAGCCCGGAATCATGTGAAAATCCCCGAAATTCGGCACTTTTAGAGGCCCATTGCCAAATTTTTGCCAAATATTTGGCGTGACCTTTACGCCTGTTTGAGGCCGGTGATTTTCTTCACGACTTCCCCGCCTCCGGCCCGGCCTTTGCTCTTTTGGGCGCACTGTGGCGCACTGTGGCGCACCGGGGCGCTTTTCCAAACTTTTGCCAAATATTTGGCGCGGGCGAACCTGAAGGGCTCAAGTTCAAGCCGATTTTATGCGCTGCCCTTAATCAGCCCCGAGTTCACCAGCGCGGTCCGGAGCGCGTGAACCAGAGTCGAAAGCGCACGCACGTCATCGGCCAGTTCCTCGCACTTGTCCCGCAACGCCTGGACCTCCAATTGCGTCGGTGGATCGGAAACGGCGAGTCCTCCAATCGCGCCATCCGCATTTGCAGGCGCCACCGCCGCCTGTCCCGCGCCTGCTGGTTGCGTGGTCGGCGTCACGCCCCAGAAACCAATCTTCCCGCCAGTCGCGCCGACGATGGTCTCCCACGAATAGCCGCCGGCGTGGCGCTTCAGCGTCCCCTGTGTGACGTTTAGGACGAGGTAACCCGTTGGAATCGTTCCGCTAGAAGGATCGGCGGTAACGGCTGCGGGAAGCATCTGCTTCCAGGTTCCTGGCGTCCCGGCTACCGTGCATTTGAACACCGCGCCGAGCGCATCCTTCCAGAGTTCGTTCAAGACGTGTGAGCCGGTGGTGGGCGGGCCGATGGTGGTGGTCGGCACGCCGCTGACGAAAGTGGCTTCTTGCTTGAAGACCTCGGCGGTCAGGATTTCGAAGTTGGTTTCGGTCAACGCCACGAAATCGGCGGCGTTGTTGACATCGAGCAGTCTGCCTGGGGTTATGGTTGCCATAGATCAAATCTTTCTCACGGTCACTTCGTCATAGGTGAGGCTTCGGTAGCCGCTGCGGACGAAGTAGGCCCGCAGCTTGAAATCACTTTCGCTGCCCAGCGCGGCCACGAGCTGGGCGTTGGTGATGGTCTTCGGGCCGGTTCCGCCCGAAAACTCGAACGTGCCTTTGAGGACATCCCCGGTGGTCAGTACTTCGAGCGTGGTGCCGTCAATGTCCGGGGCGAGAGCCTGCGTGACCGGGTCTTGCGAGGAACGCTTTGCCGACCGATCCCAATTGGCGACGATGTCTGACCCGCTGGAGTAGGTCGGGTTGTAGCCATCGCCCGCCACTCGGAGGTTTAGCGGTGCCAGCGGGCGGTAGGCGCGTTTCTGAAGCGTGATCGTTACCGCGTCCACTTGGGCGAGGTCGAACTCGCTTTGCAGAAGGAAGGGCTGAAGCTTGAACGTCTTGTCTGGAGGACTCATGTCGTCCGACCGCATCGCCAGGGCGTCCCGAAGCACAACCCAAGCTTCGGTATTCGCGGGATGCGCCTTTCGCTTCGTGTCATAACGGGCGCGTATGGTCCAGAGCCGATAGCGTCCGGCAGCGAGCAACTGAGCGTTCCAGACGCTCATGATTTCATCGCCGACAAAAACCAGCAGCCGATTCTGCTGCGCGTCGGAAAACGCATGCTCGTCCAATTCCTGGTCGAGTGAGTCCAACTGAATCTCCAGCCCCAGATAATCATCGATGAGGAGCGTGTCTGCCGGGTAATCGGCCACAAGGTGCGACCGTTGCGCAAAACTGTCGAAAGAACCAGCATCCTGAAACGAGAGGTCGCTCCGTTGCTTCCAGAGGTTAAACCCGTTGCTGAGCTCGTCGCCGCGAGCTGCCATGAACAGGATAATGGGCGTGCTGGTTTCCTTTATGGCCCAGGGAGCTTCGATGAGCTTTTGGTAAGCCAACTCCTGGACCTCGAAAACGTCTTCGACTTCGGGCGAATCAGTCTCCGCCGTGTAGTGGTCTGCGTTGTAGAACCCGGTGTCCTCGCTGAACGCAACCGTGGCTTCTCCCTGGCCGGGTGCGGGCAGAGTGAGGCGCTCCACCCGACACAGGACCCCATTCACGCCACTTTGTGGAAAGTTCAGTGTGAAGGTGCCGCCGACCGTCAGGGCGGCCGCGCTGGACTTGCGCACCCGCATTGAGCCGCTGAGCAGTGGTTGCGCCGCCACCCGGCCAGCGGCGTTTGCGATTTTCTGCGCCACGGCCTGCCGCGTAATCCAGAGGCGGCTCAACGTTTGCGCCAGCATGGTCTGGGTAATCTGGAAGTTGCCCCGGTCGCGGTAGGCAACAGAGCTTTCCTCATACCGGTGGGAGCGATCCGTAAACCGGACAAAGGTCTCGTTGAACGTTTCGTGCCAGCCTTGCGGATTAAGCGTGGGCGCATCCACGAGATCGGCGGGACCAATCACGGGAGCCACTGCGGCGGAGTCGCGGACCAGCGCCAAGCCCAGCCGACCCTGCGCGTCATAGGTTGGATAGGCGTCGAAACACTCGCACAGTTCAATCAGGAACTGGCGGAAGTTGAGGGGCCTGTTGATGACGGGGGACACGCCGATTCCTTCGGCATTAAGTTTCGTGCCCACCGTTGCCAACGCAGCCAGGTCCAGCCTGCTTTCGGACATCCCCAGGCCGTAGCGGGGATTGGTCCAGAGGTCCCAAAGCGGAATCACGGGGTTCACGTCATCCTGAATGCTGTTGGGCGTTGGCAGCCAGGGGGCGTTGGGCCAGCGCGTTACGAGCACCTCGATGTTCGGGGCATTGGTGCGGTCCTGGCCAAAGAACAAGTGATTGAAAACCATGTAGGCCTGGCCCCGATAGGCGGGATGCAAGATGCCGCTGGTGGCGAGAATCGAATCCTGCGTCTGCGTGGTGGTGCCCCAGTAGAAGCGGACGTTGCCCCTTCCAGGAATCGTGATGAGGGCGTAGTCGCCACTGCGGGCAAGCGGACCTTTCCAGACCAGCTCGTCATCCATCCAGATGGCGTCGAGGCGGTCGATAGGGCCGTGAGCGATCAAAGCGGCGAAACTGGCGAAGTAGTTGTAACCAACAGTCTGCCGTTTTTTGCCCACCTTCATCTGGACCTTCTCGGAGCGCACGTTGAAGGCCTTGCTGATGAACGTGACGCCCAGACGTGCGATGCCGGCGAAGTAGGGGACAGGCCGCGCCTGCTCGTTGGTGGAGGTGCGCTGCTCATCGACATTGAACGGCTTCTGCCGAGGCTGCGGGACGTTTTTGGTTGAGGAAAAGAAGCTCATAGCACCGGTCGGTAAGCGACAACGAACCGCTCGGCGAAAGTGGGGTCGTCGAGTTGGGATTCGATTACGCCGTAATGGCGCATGGCATGGATGAAACGATTGCCGGTCACTAGCAAGCCGACGTGATGCGGGACCCGGCCAAGCCGGAAACAAAGCAAGTCACCCGGCTGAAGCGTTTCCCCGGCAGGCAGGCGCTCGAAGCGAGGATGGCAGTCCAGCCATTCGAGCACCTGGGAGACGTTGCGGTGGTCACCACCGTCCATTGTGTAAGCTGGAAACTGCCAGCCCTCGAGAGCGCCGGATTCCTGGTAGATGGCGGCGAGAAGGTTCACGCAGTCCACCCCTACTTGAAGAATGCAGGCGTGCGGGTGGAATGGAGTTCCCAGCCATCGGTTGGCGGCTTGGGCAAGCGACTGGACGCGCTCTGGCGTGTTATAAAAGGCTGTCCTCATTTCTTCCCTCCGGAACCGACTTTGATTTCCATGGCTTTGAGCGCCAGGTTCCGCAGAGGAATGCGATGCCCGCCCCAATTGGCGAAGTTGGAGAACTTGAGCGCGCAAGCTCCGGTAGTTCCGTCGCAACCGGGATAGAGCAATCCCACGTCAGCAGCGGTGGCGTAGGCCAGAGGCGCGTTCAGGATGAGCGTAACTTCCCCGGAATCCTCGGCGGTGCTACCCAGGACCGTGCGAACCTCGAAAGTTGCTCCCGTCCCGAACTGAACCCAACCCTCCGAAAAGTACTGGGCGGCTTTGCCGGTCAGTCCCGCGCCCGAAACGATGGCTTCCCGACGGGAGGCGCTGACCAGCGTCACGGCAATCTGGTGCAGGTCCGGGTTCACCCGGCAGGTGTTCGGCTCATACAAGCGATAGTTGCAGCGGGGTTGCAGCATCATGCAAGGAACGTTTGCCCGCATCGAGTCCATGGCGGAAGCGCAGCGCACGGTTTCCTTCGTGCCCTGGACTGAAGCCGAAAGCGCGAGTCCTCGGAAAACGGGTGTTGGGAGGGACCCGTTGGCGAGGTTGCCTTCGAGGATTTCGACCCAGAGAGGTGTGGACAGTCTGAGGGGAAACAGCAGGGACAGCGGGTTGCCTGGTTCGTAAAGCGTCTCGATGCTGACTTCCTCGCGGTCCGCCTTGCTGCTGAGGCTCAGAGCGCCGTGCGTGATTCGCTTCGCAAGGTACTCCTGGCCGCCCAGTTCGAGGTCGAGCGGATAACTGGTGTAGTGCCAGTGCTGCGCCGCGCCGTTGAACTCCGACCAGATATGGTAGAGGAACACGGGCCGTTGTCCCGTCTCGGCCAGGGCGTATTCGGTTGGCAGTTCGACCACCCGAACCGAGTAAACCAGAACGCCCTCCGCCTCGAACGTGCCCTGCTCGAGGTCCTGAGCCAGCCGAACGTAGTGAAGCGGCCAAGCCCGCCATGTTGCGTCAATCTGCGCGGCGGATTTGATTGTCACCCGTTCGGTTCCATTTCCGTTGTCGGCCACTGCAAGCATTTGAGTCGCGACTGAACTGCGACCCGGTTTGGTAAACAGGACATGGTTTGCCGGATGCTCGCCGAACGTCTGTGCCAGACCTTGGCTGGCGATGTCGAAGTTGGAAGCATCGACCGGCGCTACGATGCGAAAAGCTTCCTGCGGGCCTGGCAGCCAAAAACCTTGGAGCCGTCCCTGGACCGAGTCAAAAAATGATTCGACCGCTGCTATTCTGTTGGGGCTGTCCATGAGGACTTCGAACTGGAACCCGTGAACGACATGATCCTGCAACGGCGCGAACGCCGGCGGGCCGAAGCCGATTTCGAGCGCACGCAGATCGTATTCGAACCGGGCCGAAGGAAGGCGGGACCAGTCGATCTCGAAATCGAACACTGGGCGGTCGAGGTAGATCATGGGAGGTAGGTGAAGGCGATTTCCGAAAAGTGCAGGCGCGGGGTCAGGCGGTCCCAGGCGATGCAGATGGCGTTTAGCGGGCCGTTGGCTGCCTCGTTCACCGCGACGCCCGATCCGGTCGAGCCGATCGTTCCGGGGTTCAGCAAGGATTCGATGAAGGCGTCATACTTGGTATCGGCGGCATTGTTCGTGAAGCCCACGGTAAAATTTGGAGAGCCCTTTCTGATCTCCGCGATTCCCCACCATCTTCTTTCCTGCCCAACGAAATTGACCTTGCCTATGGTGGCGACAGACCCTGAGGCTCCCTCGACGGTGACGTCACCCACCCTCACGACCCCGCGCCCGTATAGCGGGTTGCCCGAGGTTCCGTCGTAATAGCCGGTGCGATACCACCAGAGGGAGTCATAGCTTCTTACGCCGACGAAATGCGACGTGGCGGAGCCCAGCGGGCCGTTGGTCATGCCCGCGGTGGGGTTGCTCATCACCCCGACCCAAAGCCGCGGACTGCCGCTGATATTGGCTCCGGTGCTTTCTACCGCATAGCGAAAGCCTATTCGGATCCTGGTCCAGTCCGTGCCTCTGGCCAGCTTGGCCCCGATGGCAGCATTCCCCAAGACGAGCCAATTGCCCGTTTCGCCCGCAACCGTTTTACGTATGATTTCAACGCTCATAATGTGAAAAGCCACGCCTCGATGAGCCCGGTGCCCGCGTTCAGGTTGCCGCTGGCATTGCCTGCCGGGTACGACTCGAAGGTATCGCCAAGCGGCGTGCCGTACGGGCTGTCTCCCCAGAGCCATCCTCCCGCAAGCCCGGTGCCTTTCTCCAGGCTTCCGCCCGCAATACCTTCCGGGTAGCCATTGAAGGTGTCGCCGTAAGGCGTGCCGTAGGGGCTGTCCCCGCAAAGCCAGGTTCCTGAAAAGCCTGACCCGGCTGCTGGCAAGGAGTTGGCGTAGAAATTCGGCTGATAACAGTCGAACGTATCGCCGCCGCCGTTCAGGATTTCGGGAATCAGGCAGGCGGATACGTCGAAAACGGTTCGGGTGTCGCGTTCGAGGACCCCGATGCGCACCGAGCCGAGACGGCTGGTGAGTGTGCCGATGTCATTGGCGCTGAAACGCCCGAGAATCAAAGGCCAGCAGAACCGGCGATAGGTCCGGGACAGCGCCTGGTCGAGTAACAGGGTGGCGCCCTCGGCGCGCTTCACTTGCCGGACCTCGAAAGCTTCGGGGTTATCCGGGTCGAGGTTCGAAAAGAACACAAAGTCATCCGCCCTCCAAGCCCAGGCCTCTTCGCTGGCCAGCGTGACGGCTTGGTCTGACGCGGGACTCGCCAGCGCGCAACCTCGCCCCCACAGCGGGATCGCCGCCCAACCGCTCTTCTTTGCGGCGAGCACCCGCCACATTAGCCGGCGGTATTCCTCGAAACTGTAAGGCGTCACCTGGAACTCGACGCCCCGGAGCGGCAACGGTCGGAACGAAAGGCGGTCCTCCTTGCCGGTAACCGCATCGGCGATGCTCGAACGCCACTCCCGCCGAAACTGCGGTTTCACGTTCCAATCCGGCGCGTGGGGCAGCAGAACAAATCCGTTGACCAATTCGACGCTCATGAGGCAATGCCAATCTCAGTGCGCTGGTTGCGGACGATTTCCACGATGCGGGCCTGTCCCTCGGCGCTTTCGACCCACTGCCGCGCCTCATTCCGCGAGTCCACCAGGATGATGGTGAGGGGCTTCCCTTCGGCCCCGGACGCCGTGCCTGGCGTTGTGGCGACGGTGTCGGCAGGAGTGAGCGCCCCCTGGCGGATGGACTCAAAGAAGCCGACGCCGAACTCCGAGACGCGGTCAGCGGGAATCACGAACTCGCCTCGATGCACCAAGCCCGCCGGTTCCAGTTTGTTGCCAGCGCCGGTGAAGCCGCCTTCGGCAAAGCCACCCACCGCGGCCATCGCCGCCGTCAGGGCTGCCAAGCCGATCACGGCCGCCAGGCCGTAGCTCGTGATGGACGTCAGGAGCGCGTTCGGAGTTTTCGCCGCTGCTTCCTGGGTGGAAAAGAAGATTTCCTTGGCCGCCATCAGAGCGCGCCCCGCAATCCATTCGGCCACCATCCGGCTGATGGCAGAGATCACGCCGCTGAGGATGCTGCGGCCCACGTTCTGGAGCGCCTCAGCCCAATCCATCGTGCCTTGCAGCAAGCCTTCGATGCTCGACGCGACGCCATTGACTGCCGACTGTATCGTGGAGGAAAAGCCGCGAGCAATCTGCTGTTGGACCGTCCCGAACTGATTCTGAAGCTGCGTAATGGCGTCCGACATCTGCTGCGCCATCGAGGCCGGGTCGGGCCCCATGCCCTGGAGCTGCCTCTCGGTCGTGGCGAGTTGCTTGTCGAAGGAGTCGGCGCGTCCCAGGATTTGTTCACGCTCCTCAGCGCCGATGCCGGCCAGGCTGGCGCGTTCCCTTAGCTGGGCCACGATCTGCCTGAGAAGGGCGGTCTCTTCTTCGAGAATGGCCCGTCTCGCGGCGAACTTCTCAGCCTCCGTCCGGGTAAAGTCCCCCTCAATCGCGGCCTTTTGCCGGTCCAGCGCCTGCAGGCGCTCCTTCGTGGCTCGCTCGGCCTCCCGGAGCCGCTGCAACTCGCCTACAGCGACCTTCAACCCTGCCGTGGACCGGGCGACTTCCGCGACGGCTTTGGCTTCGGCTTCGCGTCGAGCAATCTGCTCTTCAATCAGACGGTTGAGGCGTTCGAGGGCGGTGCCTTGGGAATTGGTTTCACCGGCCAGCGCGTGGTTCAGGTCGAGCAGTTCCCGCGCAGCTTGAGTCGAGTTGTCGAAGAAACGGCGCACGGCATCGGCCTGATCGTCCATTGCCGCCCCGGCAACCTCCCACGCCTGGGCCGCTGTCATCGCCGCTTTGACCTCCCGGCTGTCGGACGCCACGCGGGGAACCTTGACCTCCGGAGCGACCGCCCGCAACAGCGGTCCAGCCGATTGGAGCGCAGCATTGATTACGCGCTCCAGTTGCTCCGCCAGAAAGTTGACCACACCCGTAAAGACCTGGCGCAGCAGTTCGGCAACGGCTTCAAAGGTGTAACGGTATCGGCTGGCCTGATAAATGATGGCGGCGGCAATCAGTTGCAGGGTCAACTGCAAGGCGGTGACCATCGTTTTGGTCACGCCGTTGATGAACGTGATGGTGGCCAGCCCAACGGCAGACCAGAAGCCGGGCGAGCCAACCCAGTCCCGAAACTTCTCAAATTGTGCCTTGGCCAGGTTGATGCCCATTTCAAATCCCGCCTCGACGGTCAGGCTGATGAACTCGGCAAACCGCCCGGCCCGCCACTGTTCGATGGCCACCTTGAGGAAGGCGCCGACCTGCTGGCCAAGGCGCGTAAGGTCGAGGCGTTCGATGCCTTCGAGCACCGTGCGCAAGAAACCGCCGAGTTGATCCGCCACCCCAGCGAAGAACTGGCGGGCGCGATTGGGCAGATTGGCCAATGAATCGGAAATCGCATCGAGGGTGTTGGCGTTGCGCGCCAGGACCTCGGGCAAAGCACCAAGGCGTTTCTCGGCCTGCTCGAAAGCGCCCGCGTCCTTGAACAACGTGACCAGGTCATTGCCCGAACGGCCGAAGATGTCCATGGCGATGCCGGTCCGGAGGGCCGGGTCCTCCACCGATCCAATCCGTTCAGCCAGCAGCCGGAACTGTTCATCCGGCGACATTGCCAGGAGTTCATTAAGGTTCAGCCCCAGGCGGCTGATGGCGTCGGCTGCGGGTCCGCTTCCCGAGGTCGCCGCTTCGGCCAACTGGCGCTGCATCAGGGCAACGGACTGGCTGACGCGGTCCGCCCCGACCCCGGCATCGTCAAAAGCCTGACGCATGACCACGAGATTGCGGACGCTGATGTTGCTTCGTGCGGCCAGGTCGCTCAGGTCACTGCCCAACTTGGCAATGTCCCGGATTCCGTTGGTGATGGTGCGGATGGAAACGTAGGCGCTGGCGGCTCCAGCCGCGGCGAGGGCGATGTTCTTGATGCCGGCAGTCAGTGCCGCAACACCCCCAGACGCCGAACGCCCTTCCTTGTTGACCAGACCAAAGAAGCGTTTCAGGCCCGCCTCGGTCGAGGCGAGGCCCGTCAGTCCAAGTCGAACTGCAATGGAGGTTTCAGCCATTTCTGCTCTGGTCGGTCAAAATCTTTAGCAACCGGTCAAACCCGCGCCGTCCCTCCCGCGACCAGGCCGCCGCCATGCCCGCCTGGGTAATGTGCAAACCAAGCAGGCCGCCCTCGGCGGCAATCCGAGAGGCGGCCCGCGCCAGGAGTTTGAGTTGAGCCGGGGAATGTTCGCAGGCTTGGGCCAGCGTCAGCCCGCAGCGAACGGCGCACTCGGCGACCCAATCGGAGAAGGCAATCCGGCGTTCCGCGCGAGCTGCGCGGTGATGCCGGGCATAACCTTTTCCTGGCGAGTCAACCGGCGTTGAACCCAGCGCGAGAAAAAATCCGCGTTCAGCTTCTCCCCCTCGGTCACCACCTTTTCGAAACTCTCGACCGTGAGCGTGTCCGACCAGCCTTCGGGCTTGTCGCAGAACAGCTCGACCAGCCGATTCTCGTCCTCGAGCGCGGCCAGCATCTGCGGCATCTGCCGGATTGGGATCTGGCGGATGAATGCCTTTTCCGTCCCTCCGGAAACGAGAGTGACCTCGATTTCCAAACCGCCAAAGAGCGTTTCGGTCTTCATGCTTCGGTGGGTTTTTCGATTTCGTTCAGGTCGTTGTCGAGCACGTCGGCGACATACTCGATGCGAGCGATGTCGTCCCCGGCCGTAAGCGGTCCATTGGCTTTCAGGCGGCACCACACGCGGGTGGTCAGGAAGAGTTCATCATCCTGATCATACACGGTGTAAAGCAACCAGCCCTCCAGGGTCTTGCCACCGAGCGGCTGATACTTGCTGACAGCCGTCGTGATTTCGTCCGTGCGGAAGATCGCCTGCACGCCCAGCTTCGAGAGTTCCTCGCACCGGAGCGTGATGGTCAGTTCATCCTTCGTTTCCAGGACCCGCTTCTTGCGAAGCCGACCCGGAGACGGTGCCCACACGGGGCGTTCCTCAACCTTGGGTTCGACGCTGGCCTCGGACAGCACGCCGAGGTCGGTCCACGCCGGATCGGTGTCACCCGGCAGGTCATCGACCCCGGCGGTGCCCGGGGCGGGGAGCGTGAAGGCGCGGCCCTTGGGAAAGAACTTGGCGTGATTGCCGAGAATTCGAGAGGCAGTAAGCATAAAAGGTATCGGTCAGGGGTTATTTCCAGTGCGCCTGGTCTTTCAGCGCGGCAATGCGCTGGTCCAACAGGGCTTCCTGTTCGGGCGTCAGCTCGGCGGACTGTTTGAGCGCCGCCACGGCGGACGGGATTTTTTCGATCAAAGCGATGGCCGCTTCGATCAGAGCGAGAATGGCTGCGGGTTGCATGGAGTCCTTTCTTTGGGGTTATGGGTTTGGCGTGAGCCCGTTGGCTTCCAGGTAGCGACGGGCTTCGCTGATCGCCGTGCGAAGTGTGGCAATGGCGGTATCGAGGTTGGCCTGGTTCTCAGGCGTGCGATTCTGCTTGTACGCCTTGGTCATGGAGCGGGCCGTCAGCAGCCAGTCCGGACCGTTGCTGCGGATAAAGTCCGCCGTCTTTCGAATCTCCGGAGTCACCGAAAGCGTTGGCCGATTGTCGTATTCCCACTTGAGAAACGTATCGAAAACATCGACGGCCAATTGCGTGGTGCGCTCCGCGTTCACCACGACCGGGTCATTGCCCGATTGAATGGAACTGCAGCCGACCAGTGCCAGGCTCAAGGAAGCCAGGGCCGCCATCACTGCCAATTTGCCGGGGGTGGGTGCGGTGTTCTTCTTGATTCCGGCCCGCAGGAAGGCTAAAGCCCCCAAACCGAACACAGCCAGGACTTCGTCGCTCAACTCCCAAAAGCCGAGATAGGCCCCGCCGATGTAGAGAATGGCGATGCCCACGGTGAAGTAGGTCTTCTTGCCTTGGAGGAATGTGATGAGGTGATTCATGGTCTGGAATGGTTCAGGGGACAGTCTTTTGGACGTTCAATCAGCGGACACACGGCGGGCGGATAGCCAGCGCGACAGTGCTCGCAAACTTTTTGGGCCGTAGCTTCAATCTCCAACCGTCGCAGTTGGGCTGTGCGAAACGCGGCCACGATGGCATAAACCGAGGCCACTGCCGCCAGGAACGTCGCCAGCAACGAAAGGACCGGATGCGCCGTGGTCAGCCAACTGGCGAATGAACCCGCCCAACCGACCGCAAGACTGGGGAGGATGGTGCGGTTCATGGCGGTTTCACAAAGCTGCGCAGGCTCAGGTTGACGACAATTCGCCGCACGCCATTGACCTTCCCGAAGTTCTTGAAGGGCGGGTCCATCGCGAGGAATCGCCGCGCCCCGGCCGCTTTGCCGGCCACGTCTTCGAGAACCCACTGCAATGCCTTCTCTGCTTCGACCTTCACGCCCGTCTCAGCGCGGCAGGTTGTGGGATTTTCCTCGATCACCACGGGCGTATAGACATCGTGCGCGGCCAGACCCGTTTCCGAGGCGTCCACCAAACCGTCGCTTTCAATTTCCCAGACGATCAGAACCAGGCCCGGGCCGGCCAGGGCGGTTTCGCGCCCGGGGGTTTTGGGATAGGTGCCATCGTCGGCGATAACGGGCACTCCCGAAAATCTTGGGTCGGCCTGGAGCAGGGCCACGACAGCGGGTTGGATTTCCCAGAGGTTCAATTCAACCTCGCTTTCTCCGCCGCCCGGGCCTGGGCCTTGGCAATGGCCTCACGGAGACTTCGCGTTCTGGATCGGACGGCGTTGGCCACAATGCGGTCTTCATCGCCCGCCTCCGCCCACTCCGATCGGTTTTCCATGCGGATATAGCCCCGCGCGTCAATCCAGTCCTCGAACAGACCCGTGTCCCGCTTCGCGTGGCGCAGCACCCACGCCGGCGGTTTGCCGCCCAGAGCCAGCAAGGAAACCGCCCAACCCGAGCGCCCTCGACCCACGCGGCCCTGAACGGTTCGGATGTAATCCCGGACCTTGTCGGCGTCCGGGGTTGCCCGGCGCTGGAATTTGAGCACCCGGCCCCGGCTGGCTCGCGCCTGCTCGTGCATCTCGGGGAACTTCGGTTCCACCACCGAGACGCCGTGCAACTCGCTGCCTTGGGGGAACCGTGCAAAGACAGCTTCCAGCCCCGCGTAGTCGCGTTTGCGAATCAGCTTGCGGATGCGTTGGGAAGTGAAGTCCGCCGCCTGTAATGGGCGCACGGCGCGCTGGATGTCTCGCGCCACAGCCTTGCGCCCCTGGCTGAGCGTTTTGGGCGGGGTGAAGCGCACGAGGCGAGACGCCAGAAGACGGCCCTCACTGCGCAGCGCCTTGGGCAGCAGCGTTCCACGCTCCCGGATAAAGTCGGAAAGCGCGGTGGCGTACTCCTGATACTCGATGTCCACCGTGGCGTTCACAGGTTCACCGCCTCGCAATGGAGCCTGACGGCAATGTCCACGGGGTGATCCTCGACCTTCACGACCCGGTATTGCGTGGGTCCTTCCGCCAGGATGGTGCCGGGGGTGATTGCCGCGGCCCCGAGGTCTTCCCGCAGAATGCTTGCGATGTCCGTCACGGTGGTTTCCTCGGCGAGGTGATACTCACCTTTTTCGTTGGTGGCCGGCTGGAGCAATGCCGGAAAGGCTGGGCCGCCCGGTTGCAGAATCAGCGTATGACCCCGCGCCGTAAGTTGGGCGCGGAATCCCGCCAGCCTCGCTTGTTGGGTGCCGGTCACTTCGCGTTCGCCTTTTTGGCCGGTTTCGGCGCGGCTAGTTTCTGGTGCTCCGACATCAGCCACGCGACGTCGCGGTTCCGTCGCGCCAAACGTTGCAGGCGCTCAGCGCGCCCTTTCTCCGCCTGCATCCGGTTGACCCGGCGCAGGTTGATGGCGGTCATCGCCACCGGCTCCGGGTAGGGGTCAATCTTGGGTTTGACAGGCATGACTTAGCCGTTGGTGCGGATGCAGACCGCGCCCACGCGGTTGGGAGTGGCCAGCACCAGGTTCCAGTTGGCAATGGTCCCCAGCTCCGCGTTGCTGGGGCTTTCGGCGGCGGGCGTTCCCACCCATTTCATGCCGTTCAAGTGCAGCACGAACCGGGTCCGGTCGTAGATGATCTCGTTGTTAAGCCCGAATTTCTTCTCCATCTGAAGCGCGGCCACATCAACCACGTCGGTTTTCTGCGGCTTTTCGCCACGCGCCACGATCCCCTTGGCCAGCAGGTACGTCTCATAGACATAGCCGCTGGTGGCACCCGCCCGCACCAGGGATTCGGACACATAGATCGGAATGCCGCGATAGGTGCGGATCGTCCAAGGCCCCCGGGAGGCTTTGTCAAAGCTGGTCTCGTCCGCCAGCTCGAGCGCGGCGAGCACGGTCGGATGAATCCAAAGCGCGCCGTCCATCAGGTCGTCGGCCAGTTCGCCCATGAGGCTCTTGGCGTTGATGAACAGTTCAACCCCCATGAGCTGCTCTGCGGTGGCGTCATTCCCCGACTCGTCAAAGGCATCGACCCGCACCGCCTGCAACGGCGCGGCGACGCCTGACGCCCCGGCCGAACCGAAGGCGCCTCGGATCATCGCCAGCAGGGTCTTCTGACGCTGCTTCAGACGGCGCTGCACCATCTGGGCGCTGATTTCACCCACCGGGTCCTCACCGGAAAGCTGCGCAGAGAAAGCCGTGGCAGAACTCTTGCACACCCGGTTGCAGGCAACCGCCTTCATCAGACCCGAGGTGATTTTGTTGTCCACCGCAGGCTCGGCATTCTCAACCTGGATTTCGTCATCCTGGTCGGTGATGTCTTTGAAAAACGGAATGGTGGCGACTTCACCGGGGCCGGAGGCCAGTTCCGCAGCCTTCGGGTTGTCCACCACCACGCCCGAGTTGAGCAACACGGGGAACGTGGCTTGCTTCTCCCGCATCGTTTGGAGCCAGATGTCGGGAATCCAGAGATCGCTGATGGTCGTCGGCATAAATGTGTTCGGCTGAGGGGTTGGTTCAGGACTGCGGTTTGAGTTCGGCAATCGAACGGACGCCCTTGGCAGCCAGCACGCGCTGGGTGGGCGTCAGATCGGCGTCGGACGGGGTTTCCTTGTGGCTGGCAGCCTTGGGGTTCAGGCCCAGCTTCAGGACCTCCGCAGCCACCGCCTTGTTGAAGTCCGCCATCTTGGCGGTCAGCTCGGCGTTCTCGCCTTTCACCCGGGCGAGTTCCTCACCTGCGGTCTTGGCCGCGATTTCCAGGGTGCTGACCCGGTTGGCCAGCGCGTCGGCGCGCTGCGTGGCCTCGGTGCCCTGCTTCTGGGCGGTGTCGAGCAATTCACTGGCGGCAGTCAGTTCCGCCGTAAGCCGCCGGTTCTCGGCGGTCAGCCGTTCATTGGTTGCCAGGATGTCTTCCTGGTCCGGGATGTTGATCTTTTCAGACATAGGTCATCGCTTCGTTGCTTGAGTGGGAACGTTACGCTTCAGTCCGAGCCGGACCGGCCACGAGCCAGTCGGCGGGCCACCGCCCTGGCGTATTCGAGGTCGCCCAAGGCATCCACCAAGCCCTGCCGCTTGGCTTGCTGGCCGTCGAACACCTGTCCCTGCATCGCCTCATCTGGGATGCCATTGCGGGCGCGCAGGACATCGGCACGAAAAACATCGAAGGACCGCTGCGCCTGGCGGGTGAACTCGGCGGCGTGCTCGTCCGTGATTGCCGCGCCGGGCATTCCCGCCGCTTTGAAGGTCCCTTCCTTGTTACGGAATACCTTCACTTCAATGCCGGCATTGGCCAGCATCCGGTGGTAGTCCACCACCGAAACGTAGGCCCCGATGCTGCCGACCATGGCGCTGCGCGTCGAAATCACCGCCCCGGCTTGCGAACCGATCCAGTAAGCCAGGCTGCACATCAGGCCACCCACCCAGGCCACCGTGGGCTTGGACGACTTGAAAACGGCGTCGGCGATTTCCGCGCCGCCCACGCTGAACCCACCGGGGGAATTGACGTTCAGGACAATGGCCTTGGCTTCCGGATCGGCTTCCAGGCGGCGAAAGGCGGACAGCACTTCCGCGCTGTCTTCGAAGCCATCGAAGAACATTTCCCCGAGATCGGGGCGGTATGCGAGCACCCCGCTGATTTCAAGCACGCCGATGCCGCCCTCGACTGAGGACCGAGGGGCCAGCGCCTGACGCGCCTTGCGCCAGGACTCAGGCTCGCCCAGTGCGGGTTGCAGGACTTCGCGCAGGAGCGCCTGCGCGGCTCGCACCTCAATCATCGGCACCTGTGTTGCCAGCATCATCGGAAGACTGTTCGGCATCGTCGCCCGAGTTCGGAACGTTACGCTTCATCTCCTTCTCGCCGTCCGCTGGTGCGCCTTTGGTGGCATTTAAGCCGAAGCTGGCCATGACGGTTTCAACCGGGATGTCGTGCTCCTTGGCAATCTCCTTCGCCCGGTCGAGGATGTAGTCGATTTCCTCAAAGACCTGGTCGGTTTCCCGACGCCAGGAACGCCCCCGGTTGCCGTAATGATCGCGCCGGGTCATCAGGCCCCGCGCCACATCTTCACGCTCCTGGGCCATCTCCCGACCGGCGTCGATGGTGATTTTAGAAGGGCCGATGAAATCGCACCGCGCCCAACCGTCCACCGATGACAACGCACCGGAAGCAATCCCGGAGGCAATCACCCGCTGCCACGCCGCCCGGCCCAACCGCGCCGCCACCTGCTTGCGCCGGTCGAATTTCCGCTGCGCCTTCCCGTTGACCGCTCGTTGGTTCGGGCCGGTCAGCTTTTCATCCAGGAAGAAGGCTGGCGGCAGGCCCAGGCCTGCGACGAAACAGCCCGCCAGGTAGCTGATGACCTCAATATTGTTGGCCGGGGCGCTTGGGGTGTTGACCTGTTTGAGTTCGTGACCTTCCGGAACGGTGGGAATGTCGCCCGCCACCAGGTCGGCCACGGTGAAGCTGCGCTGTTTCTCGTTGCTGTCGGCGGGCGTCTCATCCTCGGTCGAGGTTTCTCCCGCAGGTTCGGGTGGGCTGCCCCACGGGTTTTCCTCGAGGGGTGCGCCCTGAATGGCAAGGGTCAGGACGGTGGAGAGCTTCGACAAAACCTTCTGGAACCCCTTGATGTCATTGCCGTCCCGCATGTCATTCGCCCCGCGTCGAATCGGGCTCATCCCGCGGTACTGGGTGTAGCGTTCCAGGTCAAATAGATGAACAAGTGCGTTGGCATCGAGGAAGGTCTGCCCGTCCAGCCAGTAGCCCAGCACCCGTCCCCGTGTGTCGAGTTGAACCCCGTCGAAGATGCGGTCATCCGCCACCGTCGGTTTGTCGATCCGCCAGGATTCCAGCATCTGGATCTGTGGCAACCCGCCTTCGTCTGTCCAGAGAGCGAACACCTCGCCGTCGGTGTCGAGGTAGAACGAAGACAGGCGCTGCAAGTCCCAGAAATCGAATCGCCCGGTGAAGTCAGCGCGGTCCACCCATTCATCGAAGAGGCTGTTGGCCGCTTCATTCCACTTCCGGTCGAGCGTCGCCGCCCGGGGAATCATCGGGGTGGAGTAGTTGGCAACCAGGTCGGTGGCGTAATAGACCAACCCCACGTTGTCCCAGAGGTATCGAGCGACGCTCGCCAGTTGCAGCCGATTGAACTTGGACAGCAGCCGGTGAACGTAGAGACCGGTTGCCGGGATGGGCGTTCGGTGATCGACTGTGTTCAACGCCTCGAAGTAGTGCCGGACGGGTGTTACTGGTGCGGCGGTACTCGCCGCCTGGGGCGGACGGATGCCCGAGGGCCGCTTGGGTGCTGAAGCTGGGAACAGGCGACGCAGGAAAGGAATCACAGGACAGCCTTGTGGAAGGTTGGGTGAAGACGGTTATACCGGGCCACGTCCAGGGGAGGGTTCTCCGGGTCCGCCAAAGTGTTCACCCATTCGAGCGCCTCCTCCGCCATGGTGGCCAGGTCGGCCGGGGTGTAAGCCCGGTCAAAGGTGAACGTGACCGACCCTCCCGCCTCGCTGGTCGAAAGGATGGTCTGGCCGTTGACCACGCTGGTGGTCCATTTCGAGGTCACCAGTGCGTTCAGTGCGCCGATGAGGGTTTCCTCCCCAGCCAGTTGCAGTTTGAGCGCCCGGACTAACATCCGGACTTCCAATCGTGGACGTGCCGTCACGCCCAAGTCGGAACGTTACGCTTCAATCGTCGGGTAGTGTTCTAACTTGCATTGGACTGGCCGCCAGGATCATCCATAATGTGACGTGGCCAAAGTGGCCTAGAAAGTGAGGTTCACGTGACCAAACTTTTGATCGACCCGGAAACACCCCAAGGCGGGGATAACCACTGCCTCCCGGGCCGGAGCCGAATGGTGGGTTAGGTAAGAAGGCTAAACAGTGGGTTCGCGGCAATGCGATCAGCGCTCCTGTCCCCACCCGTCAGGAGCGCCTTTTTTCAAGTCGAGGCACCGCCAATTGTTCGAGCCGCTGGAGTAGATTGATGAAGATGCCCGGTAATAATCGCCGCCGCGTCAATCATCAGTTCGCAATCCAGGTAATGGTTGTCCCGGCGCTTCTGGACCCAGAGCACTTTTACCCGACCGCGTGAGTCCTCGCGCTCCTCCCGCACTTCGGCGGTCATCTGTTCGATGTAGTCCCGGCCCGTCTTGCGGGGGATGCTCCACTGGCCCACGACGCCATGCGTGAACAGCGCCAGATGATCCTTGATGCCGGGGTTTGACCACTGGAATAGAGGGAGATGCCGACGGGCCTTGGCGCGGCGCGCCCCCAAAGTAGGGTCCACCAGAACCCTGCGCCAGACCCGGCGGACGGTTTTCTTGGTGCGCGGGTCCTGGCTCAGGAACCATTCCGCGTCATCGCCCTTCATCGCCTTCCATCCCGTGGCCATGCAGAACCGATACACCTCCGACGCCTTGAACCCTGTGTCAATCATCGCGTTGACCACCGGGACGTTCAGTTGCCGACGCACTTCCTCCAGTTCCGATGTCGTGTTGCAGCGTCCGTATCCGATGAGCCGACTTGCCCCGCCTGCGCCGAACGCCCGCGCCACCCAGAAATAATGTTCGCCACCGCGGGCCTGGCGGTCGGCAGCCAGGAAGCGGGTTTTCTCCAGCGGCCACGGGTCGCCGAAATCGTAATCCCCCTTGCGTTGCTGGAGATAATCGTCTGTGGTGATCAACCAGCGGTCCAGGTCCCAGGGCTCACCCAGCGTTTCGGTCACGAAGGTGAACATCGGTTCGATGTCCCCCTCGATCCGCATCGCATCTACCGCCGCAAGGAACTCCTCGACGATCGAGCGCCACTCAATCCAGTGCGGCAGGAGCGCGTTCCAGGTGTAGCTGACCTTCGATTTGGGCGCGTTCGGATTTTGCGGCACGAAGCGACCATGATTCTCAATCCAGCGACGGTCTATGGGCGTGTCTTTGATCCGGTGTCCGCACGCCGCGCATTCAAAGCGGATCGTTTCGGCCAGTGCATCAAATCGCCATTTGCCCTCGGGTTTGGTGGTGTCATTCGAGTCCCACTTTAGTTGTTCAAACTTCAGCGGCTGCGATTGATGACAGGACGGGCACTCGAAGTGCCAAACCCGTTGGTCCCCCGCACGGAAGGCGGTGTCCATGGCATCACCCTTGGTGCCGGGAGTGGAAATCAGGAACCGCCGCGAGTTCCAAAACGAGCGGGTTCGCTTCAGGACCATTTCGAGCCGCCCCGGCGCGTAGTTCCGAACTTCATCGCAGAACAACCAGCGGATCGGTTTCGACTGCAGCCGCGCCTTCGACCCCGACCAGCCGGCGTAGAACGGCATGCCGTCGAAAGCAAAGCCGGCCAGGGTTGGCTCGGCCATGCGCTCTTTGACCGGTCGGCAGGCCTCGAAGGTCGGCGTCAGGCGGTCGCGCATGAAGTCCCGCAGTTCATCCTTGGTTGCCGTCACCCACATTGCCGGCCCGGGGTCCTCAGCGATCGCCCAGCAGGCGCAGTTCATGACGGTCTGAGTCTTGGCGCTCTGGGCCGCGCACTGCACCGCGATGTCGCGCACGGTGTTGTTGGCGAAGTCCTCCATCACCGCCCGCACCCAAGGGGATGCGTCCGAGCGCCAGCGGCCGGGCAACGGCGAGGTTTCATCCACGTGGACGTGTTCCTCGCACCATTGCCAGGGGGGACGGCGGTCGGCGGGTTTGCAGGCCGAGCAGAAACCTTCCACGAGCGGGTGGCGAGACGTTCGCATACCCCAGTTCGAACGTTACGCCTGACGACCCGACTCCGGCGCGTCTCGCACCGGTTTGCGGCGGTTTTCGCGGCGGATTAGCAGCAAACGCGCTCACGAAAGAGGCCCCTCAGTTTCCCGAGGGGCCTTTTCGGCGGGCGATGATCCTACTTGGCCTTGGTCAGTTCCTGTCCGAAGGTCAGCTCCCATGCCCGTTGGAAGAACCGCGAGCGCCCGGTGATGCGGCGGGTAATTTTCACGGCTTGAACGTCGCTCACGTTGAACGCCGCCTGCAACTCCTTGGCGATGGCCTCCTTTTCCTTCCCACTCAGGAACAGGAACGTCACCAACCCGCTCTTGCTCGCCTTCAGATCCGCGAGGCTGGTCGGCAGCCGGTCGCTGGTTTCGACGTCCGGCTCTGGCGTCTCGACCTTCGGCGTGGGTTTAGACTTCCCGTTGGCTGGCTTGGCCTTCGGGGTTTCTTCCTTCGCCTCGGCTTCTTTCACTGCTTTGGTTTTGCTCTTCATGTTTTTCTCCGTTGATGTTTTGTTGTGCATTCTGTCCCAACGTGAGCCTCGCTACGGCGGAGCGTTGAGAGTGTCCAAGGGAATCCAGGGAAATCCGGGTCCCGGCCTCGGCGCGCCAGGGCGAGGCGGTTTCCATCAGCGCGGGCCGATTGGCGGCCTGAAGCCGCCGAGCGACCTCGACGGCCCCGCGCTTATACACGCAGATGCAGACCAGCTCGCCCACCGAATCACGCACTGCCCAGAATCGCGTGTGCCCGTACTTGCTGACGGTGAAGTTGATCACGAGAGCGGAATAAAGCCCTGGTTGCGGTCTCGAATCGCTTCGTCATAGGTTTGCTCGATCACCGACTGAAGCGTGTCGCAGTAAACGTCCCGGTGGCAGGCCAGCACCATCGAGTCCATCTGGCGATGGCGATGTCCTTCGACCAGCCAGACCGTGTAGGTGTCATTCGGCTCGTAAGCGATGACCATCGTCCAGTCTCGCCCCGGCTTGCCGTTGACCCTGAACTTCACGCCGACCTCGAAGGAGACCGAACCCAGGCCGCGCTTCAGTACCAACTCCGACCGTCGCCCCGACCGATACTCGCCTTTGGGTTCGGCGCATCGGTAGGTGATGTCACGGGCGCCGACGTAAATCAAAGCGCCACGCATTCCCAGGCCGCCCGCTTGCGCGATGATCGCCTGGACCGTATCTGGAACAGTATTTGGTTTCATCCGATGAACCTCTTAGAGGGCGCACCGGGATGGGGTCCAGTGTCGATCAGTCCGCCCGCTGCCAGCCGTTCAGCCGCTCATCCAACGTGTGCAATTGCTTCAGGATGTCGTCTTCCTCTTCCTTCAGCCGCGCTTCGATGACCGCCACGTTCTGTCCTTCCAAGGACGGGGCGGTGCGGTGCAGGCGCGAGATGACCTTGCGGATTGCGGAGCCGAGTTCCGCACCCAGGTGCGCAACTTCATCGACGGGGATTAACTCGCGCTTCAACTGGCGCAGTTCGACCTTCAGCTTGGCGTTTTGCAGAACCACATGCTGCGCGCGTTCCTGGTCATAGTTCACGCGAGAGCGGTCGGGCGACTCGAACATCCATCTCAGCAACGGAGCAAGGTAAACCCGGCTGCCGCGAAAGGCCGAACAGCCCTGGCGCTTGGCATGTTTGAGCGTTGAAACCGGAATACCCGTCGCCGCCGCGCACGCGCCGATGCTGTCATAGGCATCCTGCAGGATGCGCGACTGCTCGCGCTCACGGTAGTAACGCAGCAGCCCCTGAATCGTGGGGACCAGTTGATAGTGGCCCTCGACCGGTTTCGGAAACCAGCCTTCACTGGCCAATTCCCGCAGCCGCCGGTCCGTCAGGCCGGACAGGCGGGCGAGCTGGGCGATGGTGATGGCGCCAGCGTCAGCCATGATCAGCGGTCAGGAGCCGGCAGAATCCACCCGACGAACTCGCCCACCTGAAAGAACGTTCGCGCAGCTTTCGGAAACAGGAGCGGGTCGAGCGGGCGCTGATACCCCGCGAGGGATAGTTCCTTGCGCAGAATGTCGTCAGGTTTGGCCCCAACCGCGAGCTTTTGCTGCAACGTCAAACGACTGAAGGCCGTGCCGACATAGCCTGCTGGCATTTGGACCTTGTCCACCACCACCAAGGCACCGCCTGGCTTCGTCAGCCCCTGCAATTGGCGCAGGAATGTGGCCCGAACGTCCACCGGCAGAAACATCAGCACCAGGAAGCACACCGCAAAATCGAAGGGCTTGTAGTCGAATGACAGCGCGTCGGCGATCACGAGCTGGGGCGGACCTTCATACCGATCCGCCATTTCCCGGCTTTCTTCGATCGCGAAGAACCGCGCCTGGCGCTGGATAAGCGTGTCCTTCAGGGCGAGCCCGATGTTGCCGGTCGATGCGCCGATGTCGTAAACGATGCCATTCCGCGGAATGTAGTGCCGGCCGAAATGGGCGACCGCGTTCGTGGCCAGGTCATACCACGGGAGCGATTCCCGCACGTGCTGGTCGAAGTGCTTCGCCACCGCACGGCTGCGGAAGGTCCAATGCTTGGGGACTTCAAAGGAGGATTTCATCGCGAATGGTTCGGGCAATGTGAAACATCATGACCGGCGGCACCGCGCGCCCGAGGCGTTCCCACTGCTGCGAGTAGGTGCCGGTCAGAATGAAGTCATCCGGGAACGCGCAGATGCGCTTCAACTCGGCAATGGTCAGCTTCCGCTTCTCCGTCGGATGCGTCACCGACGCCACGCCCGGATGCCCGTGCGCGGCGCAGATCGTCGGGCATGGTTCATCAGGATGCGGCCGCACCAGGTTGAAATACTTGTCCGAGGCTTCACCGGGCTTGAGCTTGTCCCACTCCTTGCCGATGGCGAAGCGGGTCATGTCCACCTCGAACTGGTTCGGCTTGGTCCCCAGCACGGTCGGGCATGGCTGGTCGAGGTCGAACGCCTGGCCTTTCTGCTCGAAGGCTGCTCCCGTGCCGCCTTTCAACTGGGTCTCGACCAGCATCGACATGGGCTGCGTCGCAAGCACGGAGGACGCAGGCCGGTCGGTGAGGTCCTTGCCCACGCCCGACCAGTTCCCCTGAGGCCCTTGGATCACGCGGGCCTCAACCAGCTCCAGTCCCTGGTGGCTGGTGTTCGGATTGTAGGAAAGCCCGGCGCTGACAGTGGGACTGGGCACGTCTGCGGGCTTCCAGGCCGGGCCGTATTTGCCGCGCACGATCCACGGCAACGCCTCGCGCAGGCTGTAACGGTAGGGCAGGGGCTTGGGAAAGACCGGGTCCTTGCCCAAATCCTCTCGCACGCCGATAAAGATGGTGCGTTGTCGCGCCTGCGGAACGCCAAGCCACTGCGCGTCGAGGACCTTGCAGGCGACGCGGTAGCCGCACGCCTTGAGCTGGGCGAGAATCTCGAGGAAGTAACCCTTGGCCACACCCTTCACCAGACCGCTGACGTTCTCGGCGACGAATACCCTGGGCTTCAGCCCATCCAGCAAGCGGACATATTCGAAGAACAGGTCATCCACCCGCTGGACCGTGTCGGAGTACTTCTTGGCCTTTCCCCAGTGCTTCTCCCGCTTGCCGGCAGTCGAAAAACTGGCGCACGGCGGCGAGCCGTCCAGCAGATCGAGTTCACCAACCTTCAAGCCAGTGGCCGCCAGGATGTCCTGCGCCTCGACCTTCCGGATGTCCCGCGTGTCCAGAATCGTATTCGGATGGTTGGCTCGGTAAACCTCCGCCGCCGCCGGAATGAACTCGCTCGCCCATACCACCTTGAAGCCGGCCATCCGATAACCGAGCGACGAACCGCCGCAGCCGCTGAAAGTCGAGACCGCCCGCAACCCGCTCAGCGGCACGGCGGCGATTTCGGTCATGGTCGGGACGCGGTATGACGGCTTGTCAGTTTTCACGGCACAGGCTGAGGATTGACCGGGCAACGGTGGCCGCACCATGCCATCGTTGTTCGTATCGGTGCTGGATTTCGAGTTCGCGCCGCCGGTCGATGACAGGCAGTCCGGCACGCGCCTTGAGTTCCTGCGCCTGATGCGAGAGGCATACCCGTGAGGCGAGCAACCCGGCCAAGGCTTCATCAACGGCGTCGATGGCCCGGCGGAGCGCGGCCAGTTCAGCGCTGGGGTTCGGCGCGCTCACGACGGCTTGCCACTCCACCGGTATCCGCATTTGGGGCATTGGAACTCGGTCGGCAGGTTCTCATCCACGGCGGTGAAGTCCTCCGGGGGCGTCGGTTCGGGCGGATCGGCCAGCAGGCCCGCCAGCGCATTGGCGTCGAACCCGGCCACCTCGAGGTCAAAATCACCCGCCTTCAACTCGGCAAGCACTTCCTTCAAGGCCGCGTTGTCGGCCTCCGCCAATTCCGCCAGCCGATTGTCGGCAACCAAGTGCGCCCACTCATCGGCATCGGTCGGGAAGTCCTGGTAGTCCACCGGGACGTTGGAAAGGCCGAGCGCCTTGGCCGCCTCGTAGCGGCCGTGGCCCGACACGATAAAGCCCGATCGCTTCGACACCACGATGGGCGAGCGCCAGCCCTGGTGGGCGATGACCTTCGCCAGCAGTGCCACTTGCGTCTGCGGATGCTGGTTCGGGTTGCGTGGATTGGGCACCAGCTTTTCCAGCGAGACCAGTTCGTCATAGGCACAATTCACCGCCGGTCCCGAGGCTTCTGCCGGAACTTCAGCGCGTTTTTTCGGTTTTCGTTCGTTCATGCGTGATTTCAGGGCTGACGCCACACCTCCTGACCACCGGGGAGGGTTAAAAGATTCCTTCCGCTGACGGCCAGCGGTGTTCTCTGGGTTGTCTCGTTCATTCTCTGCCGGTTCTCGTGCGTTTTCATTTGTCGAAAGGGGCGACACCGCCACTGGCCTTGCCCGACGCGCTCTCGCCGTCTGAGGCAGGCGCTTTTCTCGAAGCGGGAACGTTACGCTTCAACTTCGATTTCGACCTTCCGCCGCGATGCGTCGGCTTCCCCTCCGGACGCCAGTTCCACGCGTGGCGCTGGCCCCGGTTGCGCCAGCCCAGCAGGCGGCTGTAGTAACCCGTGTAGTTGGCCAGGGCCGCAATCCTGACGCCGCAACGCTTGGCGAGCTTGCGGACGGAGGGACTGCCCTCGAAGTAGCCGGGGCTCAGGACCCAGGCCAGGGCGATCAGCCGCATCCCGAGGGATTCCGGTTGGATGCGCCGGCCGGACGGCGGCAGGAGCATCTGGAGCACGCGGACGACCGTCTCCGATAGCCTGGCATCGTTCTGCCCGCTGGTCGCGTCCTCTTCGAGGCGCTCGTAGAGCTGCTCCCAGTCGAAGTCCTGATTGCGGGCGTCAACCAGGTCGCGGTTCCTGGACATCAAATCTTCTCGAAACTCTTGCTTCACGTCGTTACGCCTTGGGGTTGGGGTTTGAAATCATCCTTGGTCAGGACCTGAATGCGCGGCTGCCAGAGGAGCAGCTTGCCGCCGCGCCGGGCCTTCACCTTGCGCCAGGCCCAGAGCTCGAGCGCGGTGCCGGGGGTTGAAAGCCAATCCAGGCATTCCTGCGCCCGTTCTTCGGTGAGCTTGCGCAGGTGGCCGGCGAAGTCGTTGCCGGTGGACTGGACGCCCACGACACCGCGCTGAGGGTCGAGGGCCAGAACGTCAATGATGCCGAACAGGTCCTGGCGGATGCCGTGAGGGCCGCCGTAGGGGTTCCACTTTTCGACGATGGCGCAGACCAGTCCCTGTTCGCGCAACGCCCGAAGCGTTCGTTGGGTAGGGGAGAGACCCTTCATCGCGACGCCCTCCGGACATTGGTCGGATAATTCCGCCCCCCCTTTAGGGGGCGGAATTTCCGACCATAGAATTGATGACCGACCATAGAGTTCATGCGTGTTTTGTAAGTTGTTGTTGTGAGCGTATTTCCATTGGTCGGTTATCCGACAATGGAATTTCCGACCAATGCGAGATCCAGTCAGTTATGGTCGGCCGATTTCCGACCATAGACTTTCCCTTCTGGGTGAGGGTGTAGAGTTTCTGTTTTCCGTTGGTGGTGAAGCGGAGCCAGCCCTGGTTGACGCAGGCGGTAATGGCTGCGTGGATGACCGACTCGGAACATCCGAGGGCGGTATGGATGACATTCCGGTAGGCCCGCTGGGTCTGGCCTTCCCGCGAGCTGATGCAGTGGAGTACTTCCATGGGATCCAGTTTTCGAGGTCGGCCCTTGCCGTCATCGCCAAGCAGTTCCTCGATTTCATCCGGATCGGGCTCGCGCCAGCAGATGACGTTGGGCTCAGCGGACCAGGCGATATACTTGCAGCAGGTGGGCTGGCCTTCCTTGTCCTGCCAGTGCAGGCGGCGTCCGCGCTTGGCAGCGCGCAATTCGTAGATGGATTCGTGCCCAATGGAGCGAATGACGAGGACGGCGCGTGCCCAGTTCGCCCACTCGGCGGAACCGCCTCCCAGATAGGCGAAGTCCCCCGCCTTCCATTGCGGGCGGTCCTGTCCCGATGGCGGCTTGTTGCCGTGGTGAACCACGACGGCGGCGCATTGGAATTCGGTCAGGAGGGGGTTCAGGAGGTTGCGCAGGAAGCCGCCCACGTCCTTCTGGCTGTTGGACTCGCCGCCCAGGTAGGCAAGGGCCGGGTCAATCCAGAGAAGGTCCGGACGCAAACGCTCAACCAGCGGGCGCAGGGTATGGCTGATGAACTCCGCCGCCGTGCGAGCGTTCTCCCGCACGACATGAACCCGGCCTCGAAGCGAGGCTCGCTCGCCCTCCGAGAGTTCCAGTCCTCGGAACACGCCATCGCGAAACTCGGCGATGTCAACGGAGTCGTTCTCGGCCTGGACCAGCAGGCTGGTCAGGGCGCGGGCTGGCTCGATGCCAAAGCAGGACTTGCCCAATGCCCAGGACACGAGCGCCTGCATGTTGAAGCTCGATTTGCCGACGCCGGTCTGACCGCACATCAGCAAGCCACCGCCTTTGCAGAGGAAGCGCTCTTTCAGGAGTTCGTCCGGGTCGGCGCCATCGGGCCGAATGATGTCGAGCAAGTCGAGGGCGAGCGGCGGGTTGGGGACATGCGCCACAGCCTGTTCGACCTGTTCGGCGTGCCGGCCATCGAGGATCTTGGGCAGGATGATTGATAGGGGTGAGTCGGGGGACATAGGATTTAGCGGTAGGCATAGTGGACAATTCGCTGCCGGATGGACGGAGCGCCTTCGGCCACGCGCAGGCCGCCCGGCATTCGCAGCCAGCCGCAAATGTCCCAGCGGGTAGGGTCGCAGCCCAGCAGACAGGCCACACCGAAGATGCGGGCCTGATCGCGAAGCCCAAGGTGATCAACCCGGAACCAGCCGTGAAGGCTTTTGCCGCCGGAATCGACCACCAGCACGAGGGGCACTAACTCGGCGAGCTTGGAAAGCAGGACGGCTTGGATGGGCTTGGTCAAGGTTGGAGCGTCGAACTCGATAACCAGATGGCGTCGCTGACCGGTGTTGTTCTGGCAGCGCGGGGATGGCTTTCCACGGAAGTTGAGCGCGAAACGGCCGCGCATCGGGTTGGGAACGATGAACTGCTGCAAATGCGCATCGGCAAGCGTGGCGGACAACGGACGGACCAAGGCGCTGCGGGTGTTCGGGCCGACGCACACAAGCTCGTGGCGGTGGAACAGCGCTGGCAGGACATCCTGCGCGGCCAGTCCGGTATCAGCGTCGTGGTTAAACAGAGGTTTGGTCCCGCGCAAAACGAGGTTGATCAAATCGGGAGACGCCGGGGGCCACTCGATGGACCGCGACAACGCTCCCGGCTTCGGGGTGCCGTTGCCCTGATAGGCGAAGTCAACGGCGGACTCGATTTCTGAATCGGGTATGACCCGGTGCACCACCCACGTGTCGCAACACTTCCGGAGCCATGCAAAACAGGTGTCAGCGTCGATGACGTGGCGCACGCCACACGCCGCCCTTGCCAGCCAGGAATGGGTTTGGCCTGGAGATGGCATCGAGCGCAGAAGCTCAACTGTGCGATTCGAGAAAGGGTAGAGTTCAGCCATGGGAGATTACTTGGTGTAGGTAGTGGTCAGTTTCCCCTCGACCTTCAGGGGAAGGTGAGGCGCCCACGGGACGGGCGTTTCCATGAGGGTGATGAGGCGGGCGAGGTCGCGTTCGGCGGTTGCCTTGGGCAGCTCGAACACGAGTTCATCGTGAACGCTCAGGACCGGCACGAAGCCGGCCCGCGCACAGCGCAGCCAGGCGGAAGCGAGCAGGTCGCGGGCGGTGGCCTGGGTCCAGTTCTCGGCAATCAGCCCGCCATAGACGTGCACGCGTTCGCCACCAACCGTGGCGGTGAGGTCGTCCTGGCGCACGGCCACGTCCCGGTAGAAGAGGAAGCGTTTCAACCCCGGGGCGCGCTGCGTGCAAGGAAGGGGCAGGGCGTAGTGACGTCCGTCACATGCCGCGCAGGCCTCGTGCAGACGGTTCCAGAGCTCAACGATGAGCGGGTTGGACCGGCGGAAGTCCTCGACCACGCCCTTGGCCTCCTCCTCGCCCAGCTCGAGCCCCGCCATCACGCGAGCCACATCCATGAACTTGCGCCACCCGCAGCCGAACCCCAGCCCCAGGACCCGCGCCTTGGCCAGTTGCCGCAGATTTGACCCGGTGCGCTCACACCACGCCTTCAACGGCTCGGGTTCGGCGTAGCCCATGGTGCGCCGGGCATGGATTTCGTAGGCATCGGCCTCCGGGCTTTCGCGAAAGAGGCGTAGGGCCTCGGTATCCCCGGCAAGGAAAAGCAGCACCCGGTTTTCAATCTGGCTGTAATCCAGAACGCCGAGCACGAAGCCGGGCGGAGCAATAATCGCCTGGCGCAGGTCCACGCCTTCGGCGGTCTTCCGGTTCAGGTTCTGAAGGTTCAGGCCGCCGCCGCCGGACCAGCGACCCGTGCTCGCGCCGAAATACTTCAACTCGTAGGCCATCCGGCCCGAGGGCATCCGGCGGGCTTCCATGGCCTCGAGCACTCGCGCCGTCCGGTTGGCCGAACGCAGCCGCTGCATGTGCCGCACCCAGGTTGCCGCGTCGGAATCCAGATGCTTTTTGAGCCAGCGCAGAAAGCCGGGGTCGGCGTTCGAGGTGGAAGGCGGCGGCGGGACGCCGATCCGTTCGCAGGCTTGCGCGAACTGTTTGGCGGACGTGGCCGGTCTCCACGGCAGGGCGTCGCCGATCGCGCCAGCCAGGTCTTCGAGTTCATTGCGTTTGGCGCGGACGTAATCCCAGTCAACGGCCAGACCGTGCCGGCCCATTTCGGAAGTCAGGTCGAACAAACGCCGCTCGTGCGCCGGCCAATGGCGCTCCAGGTGATTCCATAGGGCCAGGCACGCCAGCGCGTCGCGACCGGCATAGCGGCTGAGCTCGCCGGCGAGAAAACAATCCTCGGCTGGATGGTTTCCCTTGGCGCGGTCGCGCGGGCCTTTATCAAGCGTCTGGCCAAAGACCGCCTGAACCGCGCCCGCCAGGTCACGCGGGAGTTGCAGATAGGCGCACAGGGCGGCGGAGCACAGCCATTCCTTCGGCGCGACGCCGGCCTGCGGAATCGTCCCCTGTTCCTGGAGCCGCTCGAACACGGCGCGGTCGAAGTCCCGATGATGGCTGACCCACGTCCGCCCGGCGATGGTGCCCCACGGGAACTTGGATGGCGGGCAGACGCAGGTTCGGACGCCGTCAGTGACCGCCACCAGATAGGCGTGGAAGCGCGGGTCGTGGCAGTAGGCCCACAGCCCGAGTTCGGCGACCGAATAGGCAGCGGTGTAGAACGTCTCGAAATCAACCGCGACCGTTTCGCCGCGCGCCGCCTGACTCCATGCTTCGGGCGTGATGATGTCTGGCTCGGGGATCATGCCGGGGTGTGCTGTCTCGGGTCATAACCTTTCTGGTAACGCCACAGCGCGGCGACCAGGCGAAACGCCTGCCAGTCGCGCGTAACGTCCGGATGCTTCACCACCACCACGCGCCCGGGCTCGGTGGTCGAGATGAACACGTTGGCGGCGAGCAATCGGCCTACGTTCTCCTCGCCCCAGTACGTGGCGCCGTAGGCGGCGAGTTGCATCGCCTGGTTGTCGTAGGCCGTCACCTCCTCGCCCGGTTTGGTCTTGCGGGTTTTGTAGTCCAGGATGCCGATGCCGTTGCGGCCATAGCGGAACAGCACGTCCGCCGTGCCCGCGAAGCCGTGCTGCTTGTTCACCAGCCGGATTTCGCGGTCAATGATTTCGATGCCCGTTTGCTGCTTCCACGCCATCACCGGCTCGACATAGGGCCGCAGGTCATCAGGGTAGGGCTCGCCCGCCATCGCCAGTTCGAGCGCGGCGTGGATCATCGTGCCCAGGTCGGCGGCTTGTTCGACCTGCTCGAAGGCGGCGTTGCGCACCCGGTTGCACCAAAACTCCTCGGATTCCTCCGGCGTCTTGGGCGTGCGCAGCGCGGCCAGCGCCATCTGGTCGAGTTTCCACTTCTCCAGCCCCGGCTTGGCCAGGATGGACAGGATGCTCGTGACCGACGGGTAGAGGCCCAGGCGCTTGGCGTCGCGGATGGTGGTCGGGCGTTCGCCCTTGCCGTCAGCGGTGGGCAGCTTGTGGACGGGGGTCCCGTCGGGCCGATACCAGTGGCCCGACGGAACCTTGGATTTGGACAGCACGGCCATACTCAGAAGGGGATGTCGTCGTCCGGAGCCGTGACCTGGGGAGCCGCTGCGGAAGCGGCGGGCGCGGGAGGCGGTGTCCGCCCGGGCCGAACGGGCTGGGCCGGCGCGACGGGTGCGGGAGCCGCAGCTTGCGCGGGCTGGCTGAACCCAGCCGGCACCGGCGACAGCGCGGCGATGGCCGCATACACGCCACTGCCATCCCGGCGTTGAACGTGCTCGACGGTCAGCAGGCACTTTGCGCCTTTGAGCGAGCAATAGTCCCAGCCGAACGCCGGGGCGCGCCCCAGCAGGCTCTTGAGGAAGCCGAACAGGGCCGACTTCTCATTGCCGCTGATGCGCATCTGACGGCTGGCCACCCGATGCGGGTTGCCTTGCGCGTCCCGGAACCCGAACAGGAAACAGGTCAGATCAACCTTCTCCAGTTCGGTGGATTGGAACCTCTGCCGGGTGACGCCGAACTCGTCCTTGATGTCGAGCACGGTCGCGATGTAGGTCCCCGCCGGGGCGAGGGCGTCGCCGATCACCTCGGCGAACGGATTGCTGTGATTGGTAGGTTGCTGAAGAACTGCCATACGATTTATTCCTTTCGGTTTTTCACTGCGTGATTACTGCCGGCCGTTTGAAGGTGTTGGCGTCGGACAGGCCGGATAAGCCCGCCGCCAAATTGGAATCGCGCCGATGCGCGCGCGCTGCGCCGTTCAGCCCGAAGGGCCGCCTGCCGCCGCTGGAAAGCCTCACTCCTGAGATAGGCCTCGACTTCGCTCAGGCGATAGCGTTGGCACCCGCCCAGGTCATGACCGGGCACCTGCCACCGCCGCAGCGTGGTCGTACCGAAACCGAGTCGCCGCGCCAGGTCCCGGAGCGTCAGGTAGGGCTCCGGCTTGGGGAGATTGCCTTGGAGGAGGCGCAGAGCCGCTTCCCGAGCTTCGGGCGGGGCGGACATCGCCGCCTGGACGATTTCCTCGAGCCCGGTCACGGCTGGTCCTCCCCGACTCGGAATCCGAACTCGCGCCAGAGGTCGGCGGCGGCTTCGGCGTCGCCACCGCGAGCCAGGTCCAGCAACTGACGGAAACGCTTGTCTGGCGCTGCGGGCGCTGGTGCCGCCTGCCGGCAGGTCGGATTACGGCGCTTGGTGCGTTTGCCCTCGCTCACACGCCGACCTCCCAAGTAGGGATGCCCAGTTCCCGTGAAATGGCCTCCTTCAGCCATTGCTCGGGGGTGGCACGTCCCGTTTCAATCTTGGTGACCAGCGACTCCGAGCAACCGACTCGTTGCGCGAGGTCCAGTTGAGTTAAGCCCAGGCGCCTGCGCGCTTCTCGCATCGCCTGGCCTCTGTTGTTCTTCGTCTTCGCCATTTTCGTCGTCGGCCTCCCGCATGATGCGATTGGCCTCTAACGAGTCGGGGCGGTTCAAAAACACGACGGGCGGAAATGCAAAAGCGCCTGTAAACACGGGCGCTTTGGCACTTTTGAACGGTTCAAAACCGGTTCAAACTACTGGTCGTAATCGTCCACGGAGTCTTCTTCGGGGGAGTCCTCACTGCCATGCGCCTCGCCGGGCTCGTAGGCATCCGGTTGCGCTCCCTGTTTTTTCTTTCGGAAGCGGTCACCCTTGACCACCGAGCTTTCCTGAATGTCGGAGGTGTAGTTGCGGAGGGTGTTAACTTTCATCCCGAAGCGCTTTTCAAGTTGCTTTACCCGTAGCGACATCAATCCGGGGGAGCATTTGCACTCGCGGGCAGCCTGCTTCTGGGTCATCCCATCCATAACGAGGAGCTTGAACACATCGAAAAGCGGGGCTTTCTGTCTGGCGCGCTCCGAACGCAGCTTGCTCAGGATGGCGATAATTTTGATGGCCTCATTTTTCCGGAGGTCATTCTGTTTTTCCGGCAAATAGCGGACGAATAGCTCTCCGCCGCTTTTGGGCGCGTGCAGCGTCCCGTTCGCCATCACATTGACGTGCTGTTCGAGGGTGAAAAAGCCGGCGTTGACCCTGCCCAGCAATTCGGTCGCGGCCGCGTTGCAGAAACGACTCGTTGGCGCAAGCAAGATGAACCCTTTTGGAAACCGAGCCACCAACCGGGCAACTGTATCCGCAAATCCGTCTTCATCATGCTGGATGGTCAGCAGAATTGGCAACGGTCCATCCCCGATCGATGCAATCTGCCGCGTTCGCTCGAGGCCCAGCGCGGTGTCTTTCAGGTCACATTTGAGGGCCTGGGCAACGGCGCGTCCAAGTCGGGGGAAGTTGAGTTCCCAGACCTCCACATCCGCCGCCGTGAGAGGTATGTCGTCGCAGCCGGTGCCGTCATCATCTTTGCAGACTCCAATGAAACCATCTCCACGCTGAAAAACCTGATGCGCGCAGCCAGCCTTGTGCGGACAGGGGAACGATGATGCCAGGCGCTTCGCCTTTTGTAGAAACCCAACTCGGAATGATTCAAATGCGGACCCTGTGTGCCGCTTCCATTCCGCTGCCACCCCCGACAGCGTGTGCATTTCTTCCAGACATCGCCACGGCCTGTTCATTCTCCGCTGACGGCTCGAAATCCCCGCTCGTTTAACCAGGCGTGAACGGCCTTCAAGTCGCCGTGCCGTGCGACCTTCAATTCGTCGGGCGGTCGCAGATACACCTTGCGTGGCTTCTTCGAATTACTGAACTCGACTTCGAAGGCAGCCCGCACCAGGACGCCTCCGTCTTTGATGACCTTGATTGGCGCGCCGTCCTTGCTTCGCTGGGCTGCACTCATCACCATGTCGTCAGACTTCCTGATGAGCCGGTCATCGAAATCCCCACCGAAGGCCATTTCGACTTCCTGCAGCACGATTCGCTCGATGTCCGCCAGTCCCTCCGGATCAAGCGCCTTGTCGATGTCCAGCCGGAGTGGTGTGAGCACGAAGTTCTTCCGCTCGGAAAAATAGAGGGGATCGCCGCGCAGCCGCTGGCCGAATTCCGCCTGGTAGAGCTCCCGTTCTCCCTTTGAACCCGCGTGGATGCGGAGTTCGTCGCGCTCGACGTTGTACACCACCACGTCATCCCTGCCGGGACGATAGAACAGTGTTTCCGTTTTCTGGTTTCCTTTTGATTCCGCGAGCCGGGCCATCGTGCCGCCATGCTGAATCAAGAACCAAAACTCACCCTCGAGTTCATGCATGGCGATAACCGCCGTGTCTTCCCCTCGATGATTGTCTGCGCACCATTTGTCCACGGCTTTGCGAAGCAGTTCCAACACCTCACCCGTAGGCGGCGCGAACGGGAGGCGGTTCGTGAGTGGCGTTTTGGTACCCCAGTACTGGAACTTGGTCGTGCCAACCAACCGATGCTCATTGTGCTTTTCGGCCATGAGCGTGGGGTCCGCCAGCCACACCTGCATCACGATGTCCAGATTGGTCGCCTTCTTTTCCCAATCAATCGGGAGGTTCTTTTCTCTTGCAGCCCTGCAAAGACCCTCCACCCCGTGGTCGTTTGCCAGTTCGACCACTGCGTTGAGCACATCCGTCATTGCCCGAGGTAGTTCCTTGGGGGAAAAGAAGACCGATGCAAGTTGCGTGAAATATTCATCGTCATCTTCCAACGAATCCGGTGGCAACTTCGCCTCGCAGTCGTTCAGCTCTGCCTCGAACTTCTCGAAGAATCTCTTGAGCAGCGGCCGGCCTAGGCCGCGCAGGTTTTTTACACTGGTGAAACGTCTCAGACTCATACATTTAGGTCGCTCTTGCCCGATTGTCCTGCGGCACGGGATACGCCCCTGAGCTACGCAGGAACCCACTGCCTGCCCCCGGCACAGGGTTGCCCGCAGATCGGGCGTTATCCTATGCAAATCCGGAATGCCTGTGCAAGCTCCTCACCGATTAAAGTGGATCGTCGTAGATTTTCGCTCGCCTTGGTGGGCTGGTTTCTGTCAATATGAAGCGCAGACCGCAATCACTCGGTTCCGGGGCCTCCCTATGGGGGGGGCACAGCATTTAGATTTTATGCAGGAACGATGGCTATCGGTTGATGAGATCGCAGCCCACTTGGGCGTCAACCCAGATACGATCTATAAGTGGATCGACCGCAAGGATATGCCTGCTCATAAGGTCGGCCGCCTTTGGAAGTTCCTGGTGTCAGAAGTTGACCAGTGGGTGAAAGTTGGAAAAGCGGCCCAGCAGGTGGGCCGGCCCGCGCCCGAATCGGAAGAACGCCAATCCAAATGAGGAAACCCCGGAGGAACACCAGCCGTGAATAATCACAACCCGATAATTGATGAGTTCCTCAGGTTTTACAGCCAGAGCGAGCGCAGCACGGGCGGCACGCGAGGCTACGACCCCACGACTTATGTTGAAACGAAGCTCGATGCCCGCCTAACGCCGGCAATTCTCGAACCCAAAACGAAGCTCATCATCTTGAGCGGCAACGCGGGCGATGGGAAGACAGCCTACATTCAGCGTGTCGAAGCACAGGCAAAAAGCGACGGCGCACAGAACTTCAAGCAAACCGGCAAGGGCTGCTCGTTTACTCTCGACGGCACGTCCTACGAGACCCTTTACGACGGCAGCCAGGATTTCGAGGGCGCCAAAAACAACGAGGTCCTTGCAGCGTTCTTCAAGGAGTTCGAGGGCGACAAGCCGCCCGCGGGGAATTTCACCAAGATCATCGCCATCAATGAGGGTAAGCTGCGCGATTTCATCCTCTTCAAGTCCGAATACAAGTGGCTCAGCAAGCAAGTTCACCACTACCTGACCTACGAGGGTTTCACCCCCCACGAATCCCTCATCTTCGTCAATCTCAACTCTCGTTCCGTCGTCGAAGCTGACGAATCATCTGCCAGCATTCTTGACAAGCTGCTTGATCGGCTGCTCGACACCGACGGTGCACGCGGTTTCTGGTCGCATTGCGCGCCGGAGCACTGCGCTTTTGCCGACCGCTGCTACATAAAGTACAACGTGGACAGCCTTCGTGACCCGACGAAGGGACCGATCATCCGCCAGAGGATGAAGCGCCTCATCCTCGCGGTCCATTTTCGCAAGACGCGCCACATTACCATGCGCGACCTGCGTTCCATTCTCTCCTTTGTCCTGTTCAACAAGTACACCTGTCAGCAGCTTCAGGCCGACATCGACGCCGGGCGCCCGGTCTTGGAGCGCTTCTACTACAACGCCGTTTTCGACGGCCGCGAAAACGACCGTTTGGCCCAGTTGCTCTCCCAGTTGGACGTCGCCGAGGTCTGTAATCCCAAGCTCGACAACTTCATCAACTTTCGTGGCCCAGAAGACCCGGCGAATCGTGCGCTGTTTGTCCATTCCGAACAAGTGGCCCCGGCGGACATGCCGCACTTGAACTTCCTCTTCAAGAATCGCCCAGAGGGGACCCTCGATACTGACGAGCAGCGGCGCGACAACGCCAGACTTTACCACGCCTCAACGCGCCGAAAGCTCTACTTCGAAGGCGACGAAGCGAAACTTTCCGCGCGCGGTCTGCCGGCCTGGAAAGACCTCCTTCCTTACCGGCAGTTCGACCGGTTCATGAATTTCATCATCAGCAAGGCCGACCCACACGCGGCCCTGCGGAATCAACTTACACTCGCCATCAGCAAGTCAGAGCGCATCTACAACGAAACGGTCGGCCGGGAAAACCTCTGCTTGCGGTCGGACACTTCCCGCCGCGTGCAGACCAAAGCCTTCTACGCCTTTCCCGGCTCCGATTTCCAGGTGGCCGTCGAGGACATCGGCAAGCAGGCCGACTTTCTCGAATTTCTCCCCAACTGCATTTACTACCGCCCGCATGAGGGTAACGCCTCCCTCGAAATCCCACTCGATCTTTTCGAAGTGCTCTGCCGCATCCATGACGGATACGTGCCTACCGCCAGCGAGATCCAAACCTTCTTTTTGAACCTCGACATGTTCAAACGCCGTCTGACCTGCCGCCCGTCGGACCGCATCATCCTCACGGACGACGACACCAGCCTCTACGAGGTGCGGCGCACGCCCGACCTCAAACTCGCGATGACCAAGTTGGGAGGGTGACCATGCCAATCACGAAAAATCACAAAGCCTTTCGTTGGGTTCCGGCCATGCCGCTGGATGCCAACAACATCATTCTTGAACAGGCGTTCGCCCGGTTCCTCGTCTTGGTGCGCACCAAAGGCCGCCCAATTACGTCCACCACCAAAGCCACCCTGCATCCTGACGACCTCGTTCAAATTGTGCGGGATGACATCAATCACTTTCAGGGCATCAATGGCGAGCCGCACCGACAGCGAATCCTGGAGCATTGGCTTTCGACCGATTTCACGACGTGCATCAAAGCTGGAATGGGCCGCGCAGGCAAAGAACGCATCGCCAATCTGAAGCCCATCCACATGAGCACCATTAAGCTGCTCGACCCCAGGATTCGGAGTCAGGACCGCGACCTCAGTCTCTTCCTCTACAACGTCTTTCGAGATACCGACCTCATCATCGGCGAGAGCAGCATCCTGCTTCCCTACCTGACGAAAGGCACCACGCCCTTCGGTGACCACGACCTGAAACTGAGCGAGGCCCAGGCGGGCACGCTCGACGTTGAGACGCTCTTTCTCCTCCGGCTGCTCGAGCACTTCAAAACCGACCTTCCGGATAATCGCAAGAAGGTCCAGCCGCACGCGTTTCTCTGCCCGGCGGCGCAACAGCTTCTCATCAACGACACCGCCCGGCTTCTCGTATACAAGGACGTCATCCCGCGCCGCGAGCTGATTCAATACCTTATCACCCTATTCTCGTTTCACGCCGCGCTCTACTGCCTCCGCTCTTTTGCCCTCATCATCCGCCTGGTCGAGACCCAGAAGTTCCGCTGCACCAAATGCAAGGGCATCAAGCAGGACACCCTCCACGCACTAGGCGACTGCCAGTTCCACCCCGACATCTTCGTGGACCTGACCAACGGCCAGAACAGGACCTGCGACGAAATCGCCAAGCAGAAAGTCGCTAAACACTACGGGATCATGTTCCGCTACTTCCGCGCTCATTACGTTCTGAAGAAGCTCGATGAATTCGCGCAAACCTTCCCCGGCTACAAGGGCACGGTCGAGGAGGCCATCGCTTTCATGGACCACAAGGACCTCGACGGCTACTTCCGCACGAAACTGGCCGAAGTGACGCAGGTCGAGCCGGACGCCGAGCAGGACCCGGAAATCCAATCCATCCTCGACCTGAAGCTGCCCCCGCTAGATTCTTACGTGGAAATCCTCTACCAGAAGACCTTCAAGACCCGCTCGCGCAATCACAAGGCCATGATGGCTTCGCTCTGCGGCCTGAGTCGGGACGACGGCTTCCTCCACGGCGGGCGCGGCAAGCGCCGCAAATACGTCCTCGGCAATCAGCTTCTCGAATTGCTCGTCCAACTCGCCGTCGTTGGCTTTCGCAAAGGCAAGTTTATCACCGAACCCATCACCGTCTCGGGCTTCGTCGAGTGGCTGCGTCAGCGCTACGGTATTCTCATCGACACCACCGGCGAGCAAAGCGATAGCCCGGAGGTCGCTCGCGCCCTCGAAGCTAACTACACAGCCCTCAAGGACCGCCTCCGCCAGCTCGGCTTTTTCACTGACCTGTCCGATGCTTCCATTTCCCAGGTGATCAAGCCGCGGTTCCCAATCACAGCCGATCCTGTTTAACCTATGCCGCCAGAGACCGAGAACTCAGAACCTCAAGAAGGCAAAATCACCGACTTCATCGACGGCAAGCTGCGCCCCGACAATGAACTCGAACAAATTCGCCAGAACTTCGAGCGCACGCTGATTGAAGAATATCGCTTCGACAAGACCGATGTCGGTGTGGATGTCCGCATCCGCGTTCAAGACGGAACGCGAACCGTTCAGCGCAAAATCGCCCTTGCCGTGTTCCGCTCAGGCGCCAAGACCCGAGAGCAGGAAGATATTCACATCGTCATCCAGACCGCCAAGCCTGGCGTGCAGCCCACCGACAGCAAGAACGGCACGGGCGACCTGGAGAAGGCCCTAATCGCCTGCCCAAACGCTGAATTCGCCTGTTGGACGAATGGAGTCGAGACACACTTCTTTCAGAAAAAGAAAGGCAAGTTCGACACCGACGTGCTTCCGGTGAACGACTTCCCTCGCAAAGGCGAGGATGCCAGTTCCATCTTCACCACCGACCGCTCCCGCCTCCGCGTAGCCACCGGCACGAACCTCCTGAACGCCTTCAAACGCTGCCACGATTTCATTCACGCCAACCAGGGCGGTTCCAAAGAGCAAATCTTCTGGGAGTTCCTCAAAATCCTTTTCGCCAAAATCGAGGACGAGCAACAGGAGGGTCGCCCCCGCTTCGCCATCCGCAATGCGGACGAACGCAACACTGCGCCCGGCCAGAAGGAGGTCAAGGATCGCGTCGAACAGCTCTTCCGCGAGGTCAAAGAGCGCAAGGAATTTCGTCCGCTCTTCTCGGATGCGGCCCAGGGCATCTTGTTCAATCCGGCTGTTGTCACCTTCATCGTGGCCCAGTTGGAGAAATACGACTTCATTCATTCCTCCGTGGATGTGAAAGGCGTCGCATACGAAACCATCGTCGGCCCCACGCTCGAAGGCACCAAGGGCGAGTTCTTCACTCCGCGCAATGTCGTCAAAATGGTGGTCAAGATGCTCGACCCCGAACCGAGCAAACGCATACTTGACCCCGCCTGCGGCACCGGCGGCTTCCTCGTGGTCGCGTTCAATTACGTATCCGAGAAGCTTCGCCAGAAGGCCCGCAAGACCTGGAAGAATCCGGACAAGCCCACCGCCCAGGAGGAGCGGGCTCTGTTCTCGGAAATCCACAAAGCCAGCAAGTTCATCTTCGGCTTGGATTTTAATTCCAACCTCGTCAAGACCGCGCAGATGAACATGGTGATGAACAACGACGGCCGCGGCGGTCTCTTCGCGCTCAACGCGCTCTGGAAGCCCGCCCACTGGCCGGTCAAGGAGGCCCAGGAACTCATCGAGCTTGGCTCCATGGATTTCGTCATGGCCAATCCCCCCTTCGGCACCAAGATCAAGGTCGAAGGGCAGGAAATCCTGGAGCAATACGACCTCGCCCATGCCTGGACCAAACAGGGCGAAAAGTGGGTCATGGAAGGCGCGCTCCGCACCGCCATGCCGCCCGAAGTCCTCTTCATCGAGCGTTGTGTCCAGTTCCTCAAGCCCGGCACCGGCAAGCTCGGCATAGTGGTGCCAGACGGCATCCTCGGAAATCCGGACTACGAATACGTCCGCTACTGGATTCTCGCCAACTGCCAGGTCCTGGCCAGCGTGGACCTCCCGGTCGAAACCTTCCTCCCTCGCACGGGAACTCAAACCAGCGTTCTCATCCTCAGGAGAAAAGCCGAGCAGGAAAAGCTTGCCCAAAGCCTCTCGGACCAATCAGAGGAGTATAAGATCTTCATGGCCATCGCCAACACCGTCGGAAAAGACCGGCGCGGCAAGCCGATCTTCAAGCGGGACAAAGAGGGTCGAGAGATGGTTTCGCCCGAGCTCTATCCACAATTCCGAGACTCGTCCGTAATCGATTTTCATCCGTTCGTGGAGCCCTCGGGTCGCATCCTTGACGACGATTTGCCCGCCATTGCACATCTCTACCGGGAGGCATCGAATGGCAGCAAGTAGATCAGGCTTTCCATCCGAACTCTGCGCGGGGGTTGAGCAAGACTTCGTTTGCTCGTCTCGCCTGCAATCCACTCAATATCGACTGGACGCGCCTGCGTTCCTTTCCCAGACGCAACTCTCGTCCTTCATTCCCTCGTCCGCGAGTTCCACAAAGCTGTCGGGGCTGGCGGACGTCTTCACCGTTTACATCCAGAGTCCGGTTCTCGCATACGTCGCACCCTTCAAAAACTCACGGCCATACATGACGACCTCCGAACTTGGGGAATACCAATCCGGCAGATTGACCCATGTGTCTCTGACTGCTGACCCTCGCCTTCTCGGATGGGAAATTAAGCGCGGCAACATCGTCATTTCCCGGTCGGGTCGCGTCGGTGAATCGTATTGGGTGGACAAAAAGCTGAATGGAGCACTCGTCGGAGATTCGTTCCGCGTTGTCCCGCACGACCGCGACGACGCCTGTTTCCTGTTCGCCGTGCTCTCCTCCAACTTTGCCCGAGATTTTCTAAGCGGGTCCGCGTACGGCTCGGTGGTTGACCACGCGAGCCTCGACCAATTGCGAAACTTCCCGCTGCCGAAAGTCTCGCCGAGTGTCAGGGCTCGCATTTCTGAAAAGATCAAGGAAGTCGTCAGCCTGAGGGAGCGGGCCTATGACCTTCTGGACAATACCCAGGAGGCGATTCTCCGCACCAACGCGTTGCCCAGGCTGGAGGGAAGCACGCTTGCCGGCGGTGCCTTTCACTCTGTGCAGGTAAAATGTTCTGAGGTCGTTCGACAGGTCGGCGGAAGCTCTGAATTCCGCCTCGAAGCCCACTTCCACAATCCCGTTGCCCGGACCGCTATCGCCAACATCCAGAAATGCCCGTCCGCAAAAAAGACCGTGGGCCAACTCTCGCACGACGTCATCATGGGCGGTCGTTTCAAGCGCAACTACGTCGAGTCCGACTACGGCACGCCCTTCCTCTCTGGCAAGAACATCGTGCAGATTCGCCCCACCGACCTTAAGCACCTGTCGAACTCCCAAACCGACGGCCTTGATGAACTGCTCATCAAACGCGGCTGGATCCTGGTTACCTGCTCGGGAACCATCGGCCGTACCTGCTTCGTTTGGCACAACTTCGAGGATTACGCCGCCTCGCAACATATCCTTCGCGTCCTGCCCGACAGCCAGCAGGTTGACCCCGGCTATCTCTACGCCTTCCTTTCCTCCTCCTACGGTTACGAGCAAATCCTCCGTTTTCGCCACGGCTCCGTCATCGACGAAATCACCGACCGCCAGTTGAGCAAGGTTCTCGTCCCTCTCCCGCCGGAGGCCAAGCAGAAGGAAATCGGTGACCAAGTGCGTCTCGCCTACGAGAAGCGCGCCGAGGCCCTCAAACTGGAAGATGAAGCTCAAGAGATTCTGCTCAACGCGTTGAAGGGGAAAGCCACCAAGGAGAGTTGAACCATGTTCGATGTCACCCGCGAAATGTTTCATCAGGAGATGGCCGAAGCCGTCTTCACCCACCTGCGCGAGTTCCTCCTCCAAAAGGAGAACAACCACTGCCAGCGCGTTGAATTCCTACCGGTCGAAGTCATGCGCATCGTTTGTGAGCGCATCGCGAACGACGCCACCCTCAAGTCCCACGGTGTCGAAGCCTACGTCCTGGCCCAGCAGGCAGCAAACGGACTGGAAATCGAGAGCGGCGCCCTCATCGAAAAGCGTAATCGGGAGAAATTCGGCGTCCTTGTCGCTTTCATCCCGCAGGGGCTTCGCCTGCCTGCGGAAGACTCCTACGACATCCAGACCTTCAAGACCTACGACCTCGGCAACGTCCTTCGCGCTCATGCCCGCGAGATGTTGAGCGCACTCCCGCCCGAGGGGCAGGAAGTGGCCAAGGCAGTCCTGAGCCAGGCCGGTATCCGTCGCCTGCCGGTTGACCGCATCATCAAATACCTGCTGGCTCTTCGAAACGACGGCGCGGGCTGGGAGGAAGCAGGAGCCTACCTGTTCCACCTCGACCTGATTCCGGACTTGCACCTCTCCGAGAAAGCGGTCGAAACGCGCCTCGACCGCAACGCAAAGTGCGTTGTCGCCATCACGGACGAAAGCCAGAGCACTCTGACTGCGCTTGATTCTCTTGCCGAAAAGCTGCAGCTCGAGCCTGCCGAAAACAACCTTCGGGAGAACCTCGTTTCCTTCCTCCGCACCCGTAACATCGCGGACACTCAGGTTTGGCTCCGTGAAATCCTCGCCGACGAAGACGCGCGCTCCAAACTCACCTTCGACAAATGGAAGTTCAAGGACAGTCCCGACGAAGGCAGCGTGGAAGTCCACCTGGACCCGCTTCGCGATCCCAAGACTGGAGCAGTCGCCGACGGGTTCCGCGACGAAGGCGGCAACCTCATCGCCAGCACTGGCACACCTATCAAGCTCAAGTGGAAGACCTATCCGGGCAACGCCCCTAATTTGGGCCATTTCGTGGTCCTGATCGTGCGCGACAGCGACGAAGAAGCAGGCGCCGAGTTGCTTCGCAAGACCGCCAAGAACAACAAGCGCACGGAAACCAAAGCCAAGGTAAGCCTGAAGGACATCGAACTCGCCGAGGGCGAGACGTGCGCTGCTAAGGTCATCGTTCAAGCCCGCGACCGCTCAGGGGTTGTCCTCAGTTCGGACGAGAGTGAACCGTTTTGGATCGAGGGCGCGGAACAAACCGACGAATCAGGCTCCAAGAAGGTCAATAAAATCCGAAACCGCGCGGAGGCGTTCTTCATCAGTGCCCACCGTTCACGGAAGAAAATGGAGGTGGACAGCGAGGGCTGGGAGGAGGGCAAACGCCCGCTGTTCTATCGCATCAAGCTCAAGAACCGGGACATTTACCACATTCTCATCAATCCCTTCCTTCAGGCCATCGAAGTGCGGAATCTGTCCGACCCGATGACCTATGGCGCATGGGAAGGCAATCTCTGCGGCCGGGGCAGCATCGAACCCGCCGACCTTCAACATGTTCCCGTTACCGTCTCGGGCCTGGCGTCATTCGACGCCTTCACGCAAGCGCGCAAGGATTTGTTCAACAAGTTCCAGGCCAAGGATGCCAACGGCGTCGTCGAGGTCTTCGACCTGCGCGACTTCAAGACGGAGATACTGGCTTACGCCAACGCCTACAACGCGGTCTTGGATGAAATCCGCACCAAGCTCAAGGCCGCCACCAGCGACGGCCAGATCAACAACCTTTTGAACTCGTCGCACAAGTTCAGCCGCCTGGATACGATTCACCTGAAGGTCGGCGACGCCGAGAGCCCCGAACCGGTGGTCCTCATCGCTCCGACTCATCCCATCAAGGTCCTGTGGCTGCTCCAGTATCAGCAGCTTCTTTTCGGTTGGGCCGAGAAACTGGATGGCGTCTCTGAGACTGAAGCCGTCGAGATGGTCAGCCGCGAGGCTCACGAGCGCATCACCTCCTTGAACATTCCGCCCAGCGTCGCCTTCAAGGCCCAGGACATCTACGTCAACTCCGACAACCTTGACCTCTACTGGAGCCTCCTTCCCCACGGATGCACCCCCGATGTTCGCAAAACCGTCAGCACGGTCATGCGCTTGCTCGGCTTTAAGCTGAACCAGGGCGAAATCACCGTCATCACCCCGGCGCAAATCGCGGACCGCATCTGGCGCTACCTCAAGCATCATCCCTACGTCACCACGCTCCGTCTCGACGTCATCAATCCCGGCGACGGTCTGCTTGTCCTCAACGCCATTCGCGAAATTCAAAAGCTCGAAGAATTCAAGGAACTGAACTACGACGTGGCCTTCTACGCCGATCAGCGTTACGAAATAATGGGAAGCGCCTTCGACGAGATGACCGAAGGTGCCACTCCCGCGGATGGCCGCCAGCCGGACGTGGACGAGGAATTACTGCGCCCGAACAAGAACCCGCTCTTTCCGAAACTGACGTTCTCCAAACGCAAGGTCGCCGACAACGCCTGGCGCAGCACCGAATTGCGCGAGGCGCACATCACCATCCTCATCGACCGCTTTTCGACGAAGGTCCTCACTCGCCAGACACAGCCGCCACCAGGCAGCTTCTGTTTGCACAACCTGTTGGCCGAATACCGGGCCGATTTCGACCTCAAGGGCGACTCCGCCACCTGGTCACGCAAGGTCATTCCCAACCAGAACACCGAACTCGCCCCCGGCGACACTTGCGCCCAACTGCTCTTTCACGCCGTGGACGGCCTGACGCGCCTCGCCGCCTGTTACCACGATTGGGGAAACTCCCTCGACCGCGTGCCCGCCATCCAATTGGAGCTTTCGGACACGGACAAACAACTCGTCAACCACATCCACGAGCATTCCGATTGGGTGTTCACCATCGACCGCAATTTCGGAATCGAATACTTTGATAACCCACGAACCGGAGGCGGAGCCGTTCGCAGTTACCTGATTGACTACAGCCCCGAATTCCTCGATGGCGTCGGCCATCGTCTCATCATCTCCACATTCTGGCTTTCGGAAATTGAGGGAATAATCTCTGATGGCCTTCGGAAGATGGGCATTCCCGGAACGGGATTCCACGCCACGCAGATTCTCGACGTGCTCAAGTCCGTCTCCGGGCGGTTGGCCCTCAAGCTCATCAACAATCCTAAGGACGCCAAGGAGATCATCGGTCTGGCCCTCACCCGCCTGCTGTTGCAGGACGCCGGCGCGCTCAAGACTGGCGTTCTCATTCCGGTCGATTCCCATATCGACCTGTTCGCGGAGCACAAGCGCGATGGCGACGATTCCAGCATCCGCCTTCAGCGCACGGACCTGCTCCTGATACGCGCCCAGGCCGGCAAACTGGTCTTTCGGCTCATTGAGGTCAAATACCGCACGAGTGCCGGAGGAGCCGGGGAGGACACGGTTCTCAAGGAGGCCATCGCTTCAAAAAACGCCGATACTCGCAAGGTTTTTCAGGCGCGGTTCGTTCCAAAGGCGGAGAAGGACCGCCTCGACCGCGAACTCCAAAACAAGGAATTGGCGAACCTCATCCATTTCTACATGGAGCGCGCTCGCCGGCACGGGCTGCTGGGCGACGGTTCGCAGGGCGCGGCCGCTATTCAGGAGGCCTTGCGCGGCATCGAGGCTGGCCAAGTGCAGGTCGAGTTCGAGCAGGCAGGCTACATCTACCATACCGAGGGCCAGACAAAGCCGACCGAAACCTACAAGGACAACCAGATTTTTGTTGTGGGCCGGCAGCGGATTTTTGAATTGCTCGGTATCGAGGAGGAGCCGCCCGAATCCGAGCCGCCGCCGCCCCCACCAGAGCCTTCGCCGACACCCACTCCGCCGGCAGTCGCGCCAGCATCTCCAGCGCCCGCGGGCACGGTGCGCGAGCCGTCGCCAACTCAACCGCACGTTTCTCAGAAACCACCATCCGCGCGAAGTCCGTCGCAGGAACAGACCGTTTCGTTCGAGTTAGCTGCCCCCGTTGCTGCCTTGCGAGAGGAACCAGCCTCGCCGTACGAGCTTCGACTCCCCATCGGCAAGAACACGGACACCGGCAGGCCGGTTTTTTGGGACCCGATCACGACGACTCCGAAGAAGCTGACCAATCAGCACGTTCTCATCGTCGGCAAGAGTGGAGCTGGAAAGACACAGACAGCCAGTGCGTTCCTATGGGAACTCACCAAAGCGCGTGTCCCCTCCATCATCTTCGATTTCCAGGGCGAATACATGTCCGGCAAGCTGACGAACGCCACCAACACTACGTTCTTGGACTGCACGCATGCCAAGGTCTTGGACGCGGCCGACGGCATCAATGTCAACCCGCTCGAAGTACCCATTGATCCCCACACGGGCAAAAAGCAGACCTACGTCAAGGTCGTCTATCAGGTCGCCAACAGTCTCGCGAGGATCTTCGGCTTGGGCGACATTCAACACGCCATCCTTCGGGATGCCATCAGCCAGGCATTCGTCGCAGCCGGGTTCTCCCCGAACAACAAGGAGACCTGGCAAAGTGCGGCGCCCGGCTTCACTTCTGTCTGGACGATCTTGAAGCACATGGAAGAGCAGATTGGCGGTAACGTTCGCAACCTCAATCTTCGCATCCAGCCGCTCTTTGAAACCGGAGTGTTCCTTGAGAATCCCGACCCACGCGGCTTTGAGGCCATTCTCCGTGAAACTCACGTCTTGCGACTTTCCAACCTCGCCACGCCTGAGTTGATGGTCGCCGTCAGCCGCTTCGTCCTTCAGAAAATCTACGCCGACATGCTGGCCAAGGGGCCGACTCACGCCATGCGCGTGTTCGCGGTTGTGGACGAGGCCCACAAACTGTCATACGAGGAAACACTCACTGAACTTATCCGGGAAGCACGTAAATACGGTGTCGGCATATTGCTCGCCTCTCAAAGCGTTAAAGACTTCGACCGAGTCGTGTTCGATATGGTAGGAACGAAGATCGCACTTCAATTAGAAGGCGATGATGCTAAAGTAATGGCGGAGAATCTTGGGCTCGTAGAGAAGCAGGAGCGGGATATCGCTCGCACACTCATATTGAATCAAGCGCCACACATTGCGCTGATTCGAAGCAACCACTTCGAGCCGTACATCCAGGCGGAGATGACTCCGTTCTACAAAAAGCAGGAATGAAGCCTCGCATCGGAGCAACCCGACGGCTCATGGCGGGGCATCCAGTAGGCGAAGCAATTTCACCTTATCTCGCTTCCAGGTCTTAACCGTCATTTGGTCAATGATCTGGCGTATTCCTTCCTTCGTCGGCTTCTGCGCTCCTTCGCCCAACATCTTCGGCATGGCTTTAAGAATCGCCTGCCGGAAGTCTTCCCGCCCCGGACGGAAGTAATGCTTCATCACGACCTCGACCGTGCGGTGGCCGGTGACGCGTTGAACCAGTTCGAGCGGTACTCCACCGGCCAGGGCGATGGTAATCCAGGTGACCCGGAACGAGTGGAAGTCATGGACCGAGGCCCGGCGCTTGCCGTTCTCCCGCTCCACCTGAAGCCCATCGGTCTTCAGCGCCCGGCGCTGGCCGCGCACGATCGGGCAGCCCGTCTCGCGTTCGAGTTCGCCCAGGTAATTGGAGACCGTCCCCCGACTGCAACCGGTTGCGGCGATCACGTCATCGAGCGTCTGGCCGTCCATGTAGGCCGTGAAGACCTCGCGCATCCTCTCGGCCTTGGACGTTTCGCCCAGGCTGGCGATATAGGCAAGGCCCCGAGAACGCGTCTCGTCTGACGAGAGCGGCGGAAGCGGGCGGTTCTCGCCTTCGCCGTTCCCCTCGTCCAGCGCCTTGGCCAGAACCTGTTTCACGCGCCACGTAATGCCGTCCGGGTTCGTCTCATACATCTTCGCCGCATCGGGGAAACAAAACCCCTTGCCGCCAGTCAGCGACTTCGCCCGTTCCAGTTCTTCCCGCAGCATGGGGAACACGGGGATGTCCACCGTCTCGCCCGTCTTGGCGGTTTTCACCGTGATGAACCCGGCAGCTAGGTCCACGTCATCCCACTTGAGCAGGCAGCAGTCGCCGCGACGCATCGCGGTGCACATTCCGGTGACGATGATTGGTCGGATGAAATCATCATCCGCGCACGCGTCGGTGATGGCTTTCAATTCCTCGACGGTGAACGGCTCGCGGTTGACCGTTTCGGTTGACTTGGTCACCAAGCCGTGGAAGGGGTTCGATCCGTCGGTCAGGTGCGGGTGCAGATGCTTGAACGTCGCCCGTAGCAGCTTCAGCGTGTCGTTCCACGTCTTGGGCGAGACGCCGCGCGCTTCTTCCGCCGCCATGAACGCCTTCGCGGTTTCGGACTTTACCTCGACAAACTCCTTGACGCCGCGCTGATGCTCCGCCGCGAACGTGGCGAATCGTTCCAGCGTCTTTCGGCACTGATCGGCATAGCGTTCATCCGGGGCCTTGCGCCGGGGAATGGCTTCCCAGTGCTTCGGCAGGTCGGCGAGCGCGGGGAAGGTGACCTCCCGCCCGGTCTTCATCTCCGCCAGCTTTGTGAGCGCCTTCTGGCCGGTGCGGTCTTCATCCAGTTTCTTGCGCTGTTTGGCGTAGGCTTCCATGGCCTTGCCACGGGACCGCTCAAACTCATCGTCGCCGAGCATCGTCCGCTTGGGCGGGCGCTTGCCGGTGATGGGGACCCCGAGGTTGATGACGGTGCGCTGGCCGTTGACCATGAAGACTCCGTACCACCAATTACTGGACTTGCGAATTTCGAGACTCATGTTTGCTCTCAGTTTTGGGCGCGCTGTGGCGCACCCTGGTTCATTCTGGAGCATTTTCCTGGGCGAACCAAACATTTGCCAAATAAATCGCAAGGTGCAGGAGCTAAACCGTTGGTAATCAGTTGTGCAGCTTTAGGCTCATAACCTGAAGGTCGCTGGTTCAAATCCAGCCCCCGCAACCAATTTACGGGCCTGGAAAGTTGATTCCGGGCCCGTTTTTGTTGGCTTTTGCGCTCCTTCCAACACACGCTTCAGCAGCCGCAACCGGCTGCTTCCGGGCGCCCTTGCACTCACGCATCCACTCACACAAATCCCCAACATCCAGGGTCCAACGGGTGCCGATGGCCTGCCCTGAGCCTTCGAGACTCTTTTTCGCAATCTCTTGCGCCGCAATCTTTGCCGCTGGATTGTCACTGATTTCGTCCACCCCCACCGCCACGGTGGTGAGCACTCCCGCCTTTTTCCTGGACGTGGATGCCCGCGTCCGCCCGGCCGGTCAGCGCTTTGGCATGGGTGGCGCGGCCGCTGCACCGCCAATGCGGTCGCCTGTCCCGACGCGTCGGGGGGACCGCCGTCCGCCGCACTCATGCCTCACTTTGCGATCCGCGATATTCTTGATTTCGATCAATCTCCTGCAGCGGGCGGACGGCTGTCTTGCACCATGATGACACATACCATGTTTCTTCGGGGGGTGCTCACGGGGGCGCTGGTGAGCGCTGTTGGACTTCTGCCCGCTCTGGCTTTTGCTCACTGCGACACCATGGACGGCCCAGTTGTCCTTGCCGCCAAGGCGGCGCTGGAGCGTCGGGACGTGACTCCGGTCCTCCAGTGGATCAAGCCGGACGACGAAGCGGAGATCAAAGCCGCCTTCTCCCGGACCCTGGCTGTGCGCGGTAAGGGGGCGGAGGCGAGGCAATTGGCTGACCAGTTCTTTTTCGAGACCCTAGTGCGGGTGCATCGTGCGGGCGAAGGCGCCCCCTTCACCGGGTTGAAGCCGGCTGGCGTTCCGCTGGAACCCGTCATCGCTGAAGCCGACAAAGCCCTTGAAACCGGCGTCGCCGACCAGATCGTAAAGTTAGTGACAGACGAAGCGGCAGCCGGGATTCACAAGCGCTTTGCCGAAGCGAAGGAAAAGAAACGCCACGCTGGACACAATGTGGAGAGCGGGCGTGAGTTTGTGGCGGCCTACGTGGAATACGTCCACTACGTCGAGGGGCTGCACCGAGCAGCGGCAGCCCGTGAGCGCCGCCAAGCGGCCGGTGGCGAGGCGCACTCCCACCCACCGGAGCACACAGAGCCCGCGCCTGGACACAGCCACTAGATTTCGATCGTTTTGCCCCGAACGACCTCGTCTGGCGGTAGGTTTTCGAGGTTGGGTGGTTGAGGTTCGGCGCGGCGGTTCCGGCCGTGCCATGCCCGTTGGTGCGCCTCGCGGTTTGCGCGCTGCACGGGAAGTTTGGATGCCCCGGGAGCGCGTTCTCCGGAAGCCCGTGATGCGGGCCTTGCCGGGCGGGGCAGGGGAGGCGTAGCATGGCTTGGCTGGATTTGACAGATTACCAAGACCCATGCTGCCAAAGCCCAAAACAAAAATCGCCGGCGCTGCCCTTCGCCTGGTCCGAAAAAACGGGGCGGCTTCCGGGAAGTCCACCGGCGCCGTTCGCGCCAACGGCCAGTCCGCCTTGGTCCGCCCGACGACCGGCGGCACGACGTCGGTTGCCAGGAGGGTGTTCGTCGCCGCGTGGACAACTGGCGCGTTGCCCCAGGTCACCTGCTTCTTGCAGGCCCGGTCCGGTGTCCCGCAGCTCGCCGTCAGTAGCAGGACGCTCGCCTGCCTTAGCGCGAACCGCTCTTGCTGCGCGATCTCCTTGCGATCCAGGTGCTCGCAATGCGGTGCTGAGGATGCTACGCTTGGCTAATGCGTATTCTGATCATTGAAGACGAGCGCAAGACGGCGGCTTACCTGCAGAAAGGCCTTCGCGAAAGCGGCTTCGTTGTGGACATTGCCGAGCGGGGTGACGATGGTTTGCACCTGGCGCTAACTCAGGACTACGATTTACTGGTGCTGGACGTCATGCTGCCCGCCCTGGACGGGTGGTCGGTCCTCAAGGCCCTGCGAGGCGCTGGAAAGCAATGCCCGGTGCTATGCTTGACGGCCCGTGACGCAGTAGCCGACCGCGTCCGGGGACTCGAACTTGGCGCGGATGATTACCTGCTCAAGCCCTTCGCATTCTCGGAACTTTTGGCGCGCGTCCGAACCCTCTTGCGCCGGGGGCCGTCCCGCCAGACCGAAGCGCTGCAGGTGGCGGACCTGGACCTCGACCTGATCCGCCATCGAGCGACGCGCGGCGGGCGACGCCTCGACCTGACACCGAAGGAGTTCGCGCTCCTTTCCTTATTGGCGCGCCGGAAGGGCGAAGTCCTGTCACGCGCCTTGATCGCGGAGCAGGTGTGGGACATGAATTTTGACAGTGACACCAATGTGGTGGACGTGGCCGTGCGCCGCTTGCGCCGCAAGGTGGATGACGAATTCCCTCAGAAGCTGATACATACCGTGCGCGGCCTGGGCTATGTGCTCGAGGAGCCATAGCGGCTGGAGGGAGGAATCCATGACGGCGAGAAGCTCCCCCGAACCGAATTCACGCGCCACCGCGCGAGTGCGGCCCTACGCCGGCCGGTGGCACCCGCAGTCCATCGCCCGCTGGCTGACCCTGCACTACGTTGGCTGGACGGCCGCCTTGTTTTGCCTGGCGATTGCGTTCCTTTATCCTAAATTCCGCAGTTAAAGTCGCGGCGAGTAAGGGGTTGCGCGAGTAAGTCGTTGGGGATAAATGGCTGTCATGAACGTTAACACCAGCGACATGCTTCACCCGGCGGGTGAAGCGGTTTTGACCTTTCCCACCTACGGCGGCAACGTTCGCCTCTGCCCCACCAACGATGCCCTCACGCCCTTTGGCGGCC